ATGATGAAACGAAAAAATGGAGAAGGCAGCTGGGGAACCAAAACTATTAAAGGTATAACATATAAAAGATTCAGGAGTCCGGAGGGAAAAGACTTTTACGGAAAAACAGAAAAAGAAATTAGACAAAAATATAAAATATGGAAAGAGCAATATGCTGATAAAAATATTAAAAAGGAATTAAAAACTGTCAATGATATTGCAGATGAATGGCTCGAATCGGTAAAAAAACATATAAAAGCTACAACATATGATGGATATGAATATTTTGTTGAAGGAGTTCTTAAAAAGAAAAATGGATATGATTTAGGAAATATGCAAATTCAACAGGTTTCAGATGTACAAATACAAAAATATATTGATTATTTGGCAGATAGTATTGCTAAGTCAAGTATTAAAAAAGATAAGTCGCTATTGCATCAAGTATTTAAATATGCAAAAAAACATGGCGTTATTTCGGATAACCCAATGGAAGATATAAAAATACCAAATGATGATAATATCGTAAAGAAGGCGAAAGAATATGTTTTTATATCAACGGAAGATTGGAAGAAGCTGGAAGCGGAAGAATGTCGAGTATGGTCAAATAACAAACGTGTGTATGGAAATAATGCAAAGGTAGTAATATTCCTATTGCATACGGGATTGCGATTTGGAGAATTGACTGCGTTAAAATGGAAAAATGTTAATTTAGAAGAAAAGGATATATTTATTGTTGAAAACAGTCCAATTATTAAAAATAGAGATATAAATGCCAGGACAAAATATAAAGTTGATGAAACAACAACGAAACGAAAGTCAAGCGAAAGGCATATTCCATTATCAAATAAGGCTATTGAAATATTAGAATATTTTAGAAATAAATATCCACATGAAAGTAGTGATCATGTTTTTGTTGCTGAAAATGGCAGTTTGGTCGATAGAAGTAATGTATCAAGATGTTTATCAGGAATGTTGAAAGCTGCAAAGTGTGAAGTGCAGGAAGCTAGTCCGCATGATTTAAGACATTCTTTTGGTTCAGAGTTAATTAAAAATGGTATTGATATAAAAGTAGTTAGTGAATTGATGGGACACAAAGATGTACAAACAACATATAATATATATATTCATATTTTAAAAGAGCAAAAGGTGGATGCAGTAAGCATATTTAATAGATAGGATATAAGCAGGTATCTTAAGATATGATACCTGCTGTTTTAAAAATTTTCAAGGTAACCAATTTCATACCCCCCTACCTTGAGGAAAATAATTCACCATAGATTTTCAGTTTTAAAATTCTTGAAATTTTTTTCTCAATTTGGAGCGGATTCTTAAAAAGTTTCTGTCAAAAAGATTTATGACAATACTTAGATATTCCAACACAAATATATAAATTAAATATAGATTGGTAGCATAAAAGTGCAAGAAGATATATGCCGCCGACAAACAGAACAATATCATACGCAGCATCACCACATTATTTTCTGGAAGTAATACAACAATAATCACGATTGCGTAATGGCTTCATATAGTCGTTAAATATGAGTAAGTGTTATAATATTGGCTTTTAACTTAAATGTGATTATAAAGGCATATATGCGTTGCTGTCAAGGTATAAATAAAAGAGGGGCACATAAAGCCCCTACCAAAATATAACATTGCCTTTGCTGTCAACGGTGTAATGCCACCATTTACCAGATGCGTATCTGATGCAGATGTTACCAGCTGCATCTGTCCAGACCTCTTTGATTTCGCCGTATTCCCATTGTTCGAGTAAAGAGCGGTGGAAGTTGTAGAATTGTTTTGGTGTCATAGTAATCACCCTTTTACCTTTCTATATTGCGGCTTGCCATCATCAGCGTACAAGTTGCCATCTTGTGCGGACACTCCAAAAGTGGAGCGTTTCGGCTTAATCAAGTAAATTTTTTGGAGATATGTTGTATTGACTTTCGAGCTTCTCAAAGGCTTTTAAAGTAACCCGGTACTTTTTATTGCCGTCCCTCTCAGTCTCAAGTAAAGTTATTCCCCGACCTTTTAAATCTAAAGTTGTATCAATGTAGTAATGTGTTCCATAATGACTAATGCGGGCTTGTATGTCATCGGTTTTTTGGGGGCTGCTGAGCTCTTTATATTTTTGTCTGCCAACTCTGCGGAGCGTGAGCGTTTCCGCTGTTGTGATGTATTCATCACTTGCGAGACTCTCAACAGTTTCAAGATAAAACTTGCAGCTTTCGGGGCTGTCGCACATATCAAAGAAAACTCTTAGATTTTTATATGCGTTTGTATGTTCAATTCTATTTGTTGGAAAAGTAATAACCTGACACATAATAACCTCTCTTTCTGCCCTCGTAACCTCCGGGGCGGGATAGATATTGTTAAGCTTCAAAAGTTACATCTTTTGCAAAAAATACTTCTCTGTCTCCCCAGTCCTGTATTTTGCAAGTGCGTTCATCATAGCGTCTTTCATTGCTTCGTCCTTCATGTTGTATCTGAATTACCCTAACTGTTTTATTGGTTCTTTTCAGAACCTCAAATACATAGCTGCCAGTTCTGTATGTTTTTCCTATCTCAAATTTTCTCATAACTTTGTACCTCCTGCGTGTTTGTTGTTTTGTTTTTGTTGTATATACAATATCACTTTTAAAAGTGATAGTCAAGTAGTTTTGTAACTTTTTTTAGTTATTTTTTTGTTGACTTTGTTTTTATGCGGCTGTAATATGTATATATAGAAGTAAATGAAAGGGGGATTTTGCGGGCGTGTTAAAATATAAAATAGATATTGGAGATGCGTTGGAAAGAATTGGATTTAATGCATATAAAGCTAAAACAACCAAATTACTTAGTCAAGATACACTAAAGAAAGTAAAATCTGATGATACTAACATATCCTTAAAGAGCCTTAATAGTATATGTATGCTTTTAGATATGCAACCAAAAGATTTATTGATGTATGTTGAAACTGAGGAAGAAAAAGAAAATTTAAAAAAGTTATAAAAACACTTGAATGTAACTAAAAAAAGTGATATTATAATATTGCCGAAAGACAATAGCCCGAAAGGGAGAAAGGAGACAATATGGATATGACAGAATTAGAAAAGCGTGATATGCTCATAGAATTATTATCAACACTTTATAGAATTAAAGCGGATAATAAAGAGGAAAATAAAACGCTGGATTATGAAATCACAGTAACAGAGCAAAGATTAACTGCTATGGGTTACAACGATTTTTCAAAATTGAAATTAGAAAAGGCTGACTAAGAAAGCCAGCCAAACAAAGCGGGGGCGAGCAATCGCCCTTGCTAATTCATAGTATAATAGTTATTGATTAAAAAGGCAATAGTTAAAAAATAAGGACTAATAACCGGGCAAGCGGAGAAAGGAAAGTGAGGAAATAAATGGTTGACATTGATATACTGCGTAAAATGAATAGACCTGAAAAGATAGCATTAACAAAACATGCAAGGGAACGATTGGCAGAGCGGGCAATAACGATTGATGATATTGTTAATGGAATAGATACAGGTGAAGTTATAAAGCAGTATGAGGATGATAAGCCGCTACCAAGTTGTTTGGTTTTGGGGCTTTCTGTAAATAATAAGTATATTCATATTGTTGTAAGCAATGATGAAGAATATATTTATATAATAACGGCGTATTATCCAGATCCGCAATTATGGTCTGATGATTTTAAAACAAGAAAGGGGCGTTGATTATGTTATGTATGGCATGTGGAGCAACTGTTCAAAAGGGTTATACCACTGATGTTACAGATTTAGGTGATTGTCTTATTATTGTTAGAAATGTACCATGTTATAAGTGTCAGGAATGCAACGAAGTAACTTATACGGGGGATGTTGTTAAGAAACTTGAGGAAATCGTGAAAATGGCGAAAAGTTATATGAATGGTATTTCGATTATTGATTATTCAAAAGCTGCGTAAAATTCTGTAAGATACCATTAAAAGCATAGAATTACAGTTGTCATTATAGTAATATAGTGGCAACTTTTTTGTGTTCCAGAAAGAAAAAACTTTGTTAAGTTTTCACAAAATTAAAGAATATCTTTTGTGCAAAATAACTATGGTTACAAGTTGGTTACAGACTGGTTACCATATGGTTGTCACTTGGGTGCGTAGTATAGTATAGATTAGTGTAGTGTAGATTAGAGTTAGGATAGTAGAGGTTAGATAAGAGGAGAGAAAGAAAAAATAAATAAAAAGATATATTTACAAAATGGAATTATTTAGAAGAATTGTTTTTTTGATTTTTTATTTTTTGGGGGTTGATTTTTATTAAACGATTTGTTATAGTTAAGTTACTCCGAACAGTTGAGCTGTATCGGGCAAGTGATGAGCTTGATTTTGAGGAAACTCGGTGAGTTATGAAGAATAGACTTTATTCTTGAAAGTCTATTGTTGATAGCTCATTTTTTGCTTTTATGGAAAAAATTAAGGTGGTGATATTTTGGGCGGAAAAGGTTCTGGAAATAGAATGGTGGCAAAAAATAAGGCATGGAAAAAGTCTCCAGTTATTGGCAACAATGGGATTACTGCTACAAAAGAAGAGATTAGCAAGATAACGGCTCATGCTTTGGAAATTGCTTTGTGGGATGAGATAGACACGAAAGACCCGGAGCAGTTAAGGGATAGAACATTGAAATATCTTCAGTATTGTATTGATAACAATATCAAGCCTGGAAACTTGGGGTTATACAATGCATGGGGCATTACGAAAGGTGAGGTAAGCAACATACAGCAGAGAGAGCCTAACTCACCACGCACTGCCGTCATTAAAAAAAGCAGACAAATCATGTCGCAAATTCGTGAGCAGTTAATGGCTGACGGAAAAGTTAATGCTGTTGCGGGCATATTCTGGCAAAAGAATTATGATGGCTTGAAAGACCAGCAGGAGGTTGTGATTGAGCCTAGAAAGCAGATTGAAGCTGACAAGACCCCAGAGGAAGTACAGCAGATGTTAGCGGATGACATTCCAATAGATGCGGATTATGATGAAAAAAGCGAATAAATATACATGATTTTGGTATATTTTGTGTATATTTTTTTGTAGCTGGAGCACGATTTTGAGAAAGCCCGTATTTATAGGCATTGCAAAGAGTTATGGAATAATTAACTTTTGAAATAAATTAAGATTTATCAAAGAGTTGATAAAAAGTTATGTTTTGACGGTAGCTGTTGAGATGTCGGAAGCGTAAAGGAATAAAGGACGGGGGAGGGGGTGTAGTGAGTAGCCAAAAACCCCTTACTCAGCCCCTAAATCATTCAAAAAATAAAAAAAGACCTGTTATCAGGTTCTCAAAAAAATTTTAAAAAACAAAAAAGGAGAGATTGAAAATGAATGTATTTGTAGGAATTGTAGGTGTATTGGTAGTTGTAGGTGCATTTATCTTTGGTTGTATGAAATCAGCAAGAAATATGATATTGGATGAACAGTTGCAGAAAGAGTGCATCAGTAAAGAGGAATGGAATCAGAAACATAGAGGTTATGGCGGGAACATTCTGGGAATATTGATGGGGATTATTATTTTTGCTTTTGCGTTTTCATTTGTTATCATACCGACCGGTTATACGGGTGTCAAAACATCTTTCGGACAGGTATCTGCGAATACGCTTCCAAATGGATTTAATCTGAAATTGCCATTTGTGCAGCATATCGAAAAAGTAAATAACAAACAGCAGGATGTTGTGTTTGGTAAAAGTAAAATTTCATCAGAAACAAGTGAACGCAATGCGGTGACTTTTAAAGGCATAACAGTTACATATCAGATTAATCCTGAAAAGTCTGCATGGATCTATGCGAATGTATCAGATTACAAGAATAACCTTATCGGTGAGTCTTTGGTTGGTTCGGCGATAAAAACAACATCGAAAGAACTTACACCAACTGATGTTACTAACAGAGGAATATTAGAGCCGAAAGTAAGAGATGAAATGCAGTCATCGCTTGATGGAAAGTACGGAAAAGATGTAATCATGGTAAGTAAAGTTATTGTTAAAGAAGCGGCATTTGATAAAGAATATGATGAGAAGATAGCCAAGAAGCAGCAGGCTCAGATGGATTATGAAAAGCAGCAGATAGAGAATAAAAAGAATATCGAAAAAGCAGAAGCAGATGCTAAGGTAAAAAAGACTCAGGCAAAGGCAGAAGCGGATGCGACCAAGATTGCTGCAGAAGCTGAGTCAAAAGCCAATAAAAAGATTGTGTCAAGCATAACAGAAAAACTGATAGAAAGTAAATTAGCAGATGCAAGATTGAAGCATGGCTGGGTTACTGTAAAAGGTGCTGATACAGTTGTCACAAAAGACAAATAGTTAGTATTTGTTATCAGATAAATTCTTGAAGAGTAAATGGTGCTGTCGGTTAAATATCGACTGATGTGAGCGTGGCGGAGTCCTCACGAAGAATGATAATGTACTTAAAAAGTAAAACGCAACAGGGAGGATATACTTGTGCATCCTCTCTCATGCTCCGTTGGTCTAGTGGTCAGGACACATGACTTTCTCTCATGTAACACCGGTTCAAATCCGGTACGGAGTATTTGAAAGTGAGGCGGTTACTTTGATAATAACCAAACACGCACAAAAGAGATTAAAAGAACGATGCGGCTTGAATAAAAAAGCATCGGAACGCTTGGCAAAATTGGCTTATGAGCATGGAATAAAGCACAATGAAACAACAGGTAACTTGCGGAAATGGGTTGATAGTCAATACTTCTATAACGAAACTGCTAATAACATCAGATTGTATGGTGACAAGGCTTTTATTTTCAGCGATTATAAGCTGATAACTGTATTGCAGATACCTCACAATCTGGTCAAGTATGTGAAAAGGAGAGCATAATGGATAACTTAGCACAGCATAAATTACTTTTGCAGCAGATGCATCATACATATATCAAGAAAAATCATGATTATGGCGATAGCTTTAGTCGTTCATTTAAGAAATATGGACTTGTAGCAGCTATGGTCCGTATGGAAGATAAATGGAACAGACTTGACAATATGGCATCAGGAGCAGAACAGAAAGTTGCTGATGAAACTATAGGAGATACACTGTTAGACCTTGCTGGATACTGCGTTATGACAACGATGGAGTTGGACAGACAGAAAGAAAACGCAAATCAAAAGGCATTTGAGGAACAGGTGCGAACTGAATATGCAGATGATTCAGCAAAGGAAGATAATACATCAAACGATGGAGAAAAAGTAGTTCTTCATGATGATGAAAATGGAGATATTGAAGTAAATGTTCCTGAAAAGGTGGCAAAAGCGAAGAAATCGATTGATGAAGGCAAGGTGATGGCTGTGTATAATGCAAAGTGGTCGCAGGCCAAGATTGCGGATGAGATGGGATGCTCACAGGGACGGATTTCGCAGATTATTAGGGCATATAAATAGATTGATAGGAGTTACAACAATGAATAAAGAACTATTGGACAAAGCAAATAATTTGATGCATGATATTGAAACAATATCGAAGGTTATTGATGAGAAAGAAAATAGTCATCATTGGATTACAGTAATAACGCCGCATCATAAAGATCGTTATTATTCATGCAGGTTTATGGATGAATTAACTGAGTGGATGAAAAAGAAAAGAGAAGAATATAAAAAAGAATTTGAACAGTTGAAATGAAATTGATGTGTCGAAATTTGTCGGACGAAAATGGTTCTTTGATAATTGAATATTGATGGTTGCTATGATAAAATTATTCTATCACTAAGAAAAGGGGAGCGTGTCGAATGGAATGTTTGCGTTGCAAAGCAGAAATGAAACATTATAAATTTAATGGAAATTTTGAAATTTATGGAAAAGAGCATGATCCTGGAAATGGGTATGCAAGGCGACGATTACCACATAATCCGCATAGCGTATATGTATGTGAAAAGTGTGGATATATGGAATTAAGTACAAAAAACTGTGAAAACGAAGATATATAATGCTTTACCAACCATCAATATTCAATAACGAATAGGTGGTTGGTATTTTTTATGCAAAAAAATAATAAAGGATTACACATTTGCGGCAGATGCGGTGCAAAGATTGAAGAAAATTATTTACCTGGAAAAATTGAAACAACAAAAGATATTGAAATTATATACTCTGTACATCGTTTTTATGACATTAGAAAAATGGATATTGACATAGGAAATTTTGAAATTGAGTTATGCCATAAATGTAGGAAAGATTTTGGGAGGTTTATGAGGAATGAAGAAATCACGAAATAAAATCGTCATCAAAACTAGAAAAGGTGGATATACGAAGTTGTATGCCAATGGTAAATGGCAAAAGAAAGTATATAACATTGATTACCATGCGGCTTATATATCTCGAAGAATTAAGGTTAATTGCGAATTTGATAAGTATAAGACCGATAAGAATGGCTCAGTTATATTTAACAGAGATAAAGCAGAGTTCTTAAGCGAACATTGTTCAATAATGATTTAAGGAGTGAGATTATGTTGATAGTTGCATTGCAAGATGATTTAGGTCATTATGCGATATGGGACACAAATGATAAGAAATTTTTAGGAGTTAATCTGACAGTGCATGGAGCTATTGCAAAAATTCTTGATAACAGATGGACCTATACATATGAAGAGGCAATAGAAAAATTGGAACATGCACAACCATTTTCGGAAATAGCAGCTCATATTAGTGTTGGAAACTTTAGTGACGAGGAAAAAACATTAAAAGAAAAGATACATGAATTGGAAGAAATTATCGATACGAAATTGGGTGGATGGACTAAAGATAGAAAATATGGTTTATCATTGACAGAACTAACGACAGCACTTGAAAAAGCTGACAAATACGATGAAGTTGAAAAATGGTTAAAAAAAGAGATTAAATATACTAGAAAGAATATGCCATTTTTGTATAAAAAATGATTGATTGTATGCAGGTGACGAAAATATAGTAAGATTATTTGAAAGTTATATAAGATTTTACGAACACATATTAAAGAAATAGAATAATAAAACATATTACCGACTGCAAACAGTTGTAGCCGTTTACCTGGAATTAGTTATAGGCAGACTTGCAATGGCATCTCTGCATTTGAGTGGAGGTGTCTTTTTTATGTCCGAACAAAATAAGAGAATTATTAAAGGTCTGCATCAAAAAGACCTAACCAATATCAAATTTGCCAGTGCGTTGCTTGATATGGCGATTGAGGAAAAGAACGATGATTTAGATTTTGCATTGCAGCAGGCAAAGGAAGCGCAGAAGATTGCAGCAAAGGAGAGTCGAAAGAAGAACAGTATAGAGTTTGCAAATCTGTATTGGAAAGCTACTTTGATGTTGGCACCGTATTTTTTTGAAGATTTCCTTTACTACATGGAAAAGGACAGAAAGCCGGAGAAAAGGTTTTATATGCCACGCAGACGCACTCTGAAAGTGGTTGTTGACGATTTGCAGGACTTAGAAGATGATAAACTTGATTTTTATGGTTTATCCATGCCTCCGCGAGTAGGTAAATCAACGATATGTATTTTCTTTATGGCTTGGGTTATGGGAAAACGACCAAACAGTCATAATGCGATGTCAGGGCATAGTGGTATTTTGGCAGATGGATTTTACAGCGAAGCACTCAATCTTATGGAATTGGATGTGCCGGAAGAAAAAAGACAGTATCATTTCCTAGATATATTCCCTCAGACATTTCTGCAGAAGAAATCAGCAGATAAGAAAGAGATTACTTTGAATGACCCTGATAGATTTGCTACATTGACTTGTCGTGGTATTGATGGTACATGGACAGGTGCAGTTGATATTTCATGGGACGGCTATTTGTATGTTGATGATATGGTTCGTGACAGACAGGAGAGTTTATCTCCATCACGATTAGAGGGAAGATACCAGGATTATCTTAACTTGCTTGTTGACCGTAAAAATGACGGTACAAGAGAATTGATGGTCGGAACCAGATGGAATGTTCTGGATCCTTTAGGCAGAGTTGAAAAGCAGTACAAAGATAATCCACGGTACAGATTTAGAAAGATACCGGCACTTAATGAGAATGGAGAGTCTAACTTTGTTTATGATTATGGCAAGGGATTCTCTACAGAATATTTCTTGAATGTTAAGAGTCGTCTTGATAAGAACGAATGGGAAGCAAAATTTCAGCAGCGACCATTTATCAGAGAGGGACTTTTATTTGCTGAAAATGAACTTCTTACATACAATGGTGTGTTACCGCCTGAAAGTAGCTTAATTCGAGTATTGGCTGCCTGTGATGTGGCTTGGGGCGGTGGAGATAGTTTATCAATGCCGTTTGGATATGAATATGATGACGGATATATCTATATCCCAGATTGGATTTTTAACAAGGGAGATAAGACGGTTACTCAGCCTATTGTTGTTGGAAAAACATTATATCATAAGCCGCAGATGGAACATTTTGAAGGAAACAACGGCGGGGATGAGTATGCAGATAAGATAGATGAATTGTTACAGGCTCAACATTACTCATGTAGCATCTCGTCCAGCAAAGCACCAAATACAATGAGTAAAATGGCAAAGATTATACAGTATGCACCGGATGTTAAGAGAAGATGTAAGTTCCTTGCGGCAAATAAGAGAGACAAGGAATATCATGACGCAATGGATGAATTGACCATAACAGTTCAGATTGGTAGTAATGACCATGACGATGCTGCAGATGGAGTGACACAGTTAATAATGTTAGCAAATGGTGGCAGTTTGGCAAAGGCAGAGTTTATTGATTCACCATATTAGGAGGTATGATAAAATGACTAAGGAATTATTGAACAATTACAGATACCTTGATGAAATCATCAGAAAAGATGAGGAAAAATTGCAATATTACAAAGACAATCCACCATCTGCTTATGTTGGAAAGGTGCAGTCATCAAACAAAGAGTTTCCATATCAGAGGACTTCGATAGAGGTATCAGGTTGCGAGGTCAAAGACAGAAGATCATGGAAAGAAAAACAGTATGAACTGATTACAAAGTTACATAATGAGCGTGCCGAGTTTGAACAGATGAAGCTGGAGATTGATATTTTCTTGACTAAGATATTTGATGGCAGGGACAGGCTGATATTTGAATATCTTTATAGAGATGGCATGACACAGCAGGAAGTGGCGGATAAGTTGTTTGTGGATAGAAGTACGGTGTCGAAAGTGGTAAATCGGTATTTGGAAGAGTCGGTGGTTAGTTGAATGATTATGTATAATATTATATAATTTGTTTATTAAAATAAGGAGAAAATAATATGGCGAGAAGAAAGAGAAAATCTAAAAGTATTATAGGGCTGTTGTTTGCTGTAATGTTATTACCAATAAATATTTTATTAAAAACACTTATGGCGTGGGATGGATTTACGACATCTAATACTAGAAAAAGAAGAAAGAAAAAATTTTGAAAAAATAGTTTTAAGAGCCCGTTCGGGCTCTTAATTTTTTTTATACCTTTTAAGTTCTGTAAGTTCCGATACCCTTTTAAGTGCTTCTTTTGCACCATCGTCATTTAGCAATTTAAGACAAGTAAGTATTTCGGTATAGGAATCTTTTGCAACATCACTGAGATAGTGATATTCATTAGAAATTATATCTATTCTCATATTATCAAATTTGAGTTCGTCTTCCCAGCCAATAAGTGCTAATGGGGAAACATTCAATGCATCGGAAAGTCTTGCAATTTTATCTGTTTTAATATTGGAAATCACTCCTGTTTCCCATTTTCTGACAGTTGATTTACCAACACCAACTTTATTTCCTAATTCTTCTAGTGTCATTCCTTTTTGGGTGCGTAGTTCTTTTATACGTTCACCTATTGTCATAGAATCGCCTCCATTTCATAATTAAATAATAGCATAAAAGTGTCGTATTGGCAACAAAAATACAAATAAAAACAGAAAGGGTGTCTTGGATGAGAAAAAAGGTATTGACACTATGGAGAAAGAGCGTTACTATATGAGTGTCTTAAACGACACAAAAAGAAGAAAGCTATACTTTAATACAAAAAATGTAAAAAGGGCTTGATATTTTGTAGCTACAGTATTATATTTATTGTAGCGACAAAAAGAAAAGAGGTGATAAGATGTCGCCAAGAACAGGTAGACCAAAATCTGACAATAATAAAAATGTAATGTTTAGAGTTCGACTTGATAAAGATATGGTTGAAAAGTTAGAAGCAGCTTCAAAGAACTTGGAAATTACAAAATCAGATGTTGTTAGAAATGGTATTGAAAATGAGTACCAAAGGTCTATAAAAAAATAAGAACAGCTACACCGCCCTGAGAAAGCATATAACTGTTCTAATCCCAATCTAAAAGAGATTGATAAATATATTCTATCAGTTTCTTTTGGAGAAATCAATCAAAATTTGAAAGCGAGGTAGAATGTATGTGTAACACAGCAGAATTAAAAATTGCAGAATACCATAATATCAGAGTGCTAACAACACAGCAGCTTGCAGGATGTTACGGAACGACAACAGATACAATAACAAAGAATTTCAACCGAAACAAAGACAGATACATTGAGAGAAAGCATTACATAGCACTTGAGGGAGACAATAAAAATGATTTCTTGAACCAAGGACAATTTGACCGAGGTTTGAAAAATGCTAAAACCTTATACCTTTGGACAGAAAAAGGAGCTTTTCTCCACGCAAAATCTCTAAACACTGATGAAGCATGGGATGTATATGACAGACTGGTTGAAAGCTATTTTAGAGTTAAGCAGAGAGCAATAGACCGTTCTCAATTATCACCGCAGATGCAGATGTTTTATGCAATAGCAGACGAACAGGCTAAAATGGAATTGGAGCAAAAACGCCAGGCAAGACAGATTGAGCGTGTTGAGGAGAAACAAAGAGTTCTTTCTGAAACTTTTGAAAATCCATCAGATAAGGAAGATTTTAAGTCTTGGTGTAAGAAGTGCATAAAGAAAATTGCAGATACACCAAAGTTTTGCAGGGAGCATTATGTTAATACAAGGTACCACGATGCTTGGAATGAGAGCTATGCACGACTTAGTGAGAAGCGGGCGTGCCGACTTGGGCAGAGAGTGAAAACTGCGAGAGAAAAAGCAGAGAAGAATGGAGCCAGTCAGTCCAAAATTAGGGAAATTACATATTTGTCAATAATCACAGATGACAAGGATTTAAAGCCAGTGTATGAAACAGTAATAAAGGAAATGATGTTGGCGTATTGCGTAGCATAGTAAAAATTCAAACAAACGACAAGGAGCGATATTATGGATATATCAGGAACAAAGATTTTATTTGATGCCGACAATATGAATATTGAAGAGGGCATAGAGATAGAAACAGCATATTCACTTTTAAGTACTTTTATGGATAAGTATGATTATATGTACGATATGTCAGAGTGTACTAATGCACAGGCATATTGTTTAGTTGCTAATGCAAAAGATATATACCACTTGATAAGAGCTACATGGAATATACTTGAGAATGTAAAAGAGCAGAATAAAAAAGTGCAGGAGTTGATTGGAAATGCTTTTGATGTTGTTAAAGTAATACAGGATGCAGCAGACAGCAAAGGAGCAGTACGAGCATAAGGTACTTGAAAGGAATGGTGTTAATATGAACGAGATTGAAAAAATATATTATAACTTTAATGAGTTATGTGACGATTATGCAGAACTTGAAGATACAATAGAAGCAAGAAAAAAGATGGAGCAGAAGATGGGCAAAGAACTGTTTATGAAATATGATAATGAAATATCGGATTGTTGTATGTACACAGAAAAGCAGGGCTTTATATGGGGATTTCAGTATGCTATGAAGCTGATGACGGCGTATTGATTAGTGGATGCTGAATAATTCACACATTTCACATTCCTAAAATGATATTTTAATATTATGAAAATATGTAAAAGAGTCACAGGACAAATTGATATGTCTGTTGTGGCTCTTTTTTGCTGAAACAGCAGGAAAGATTATTTGAGGTATGTGATATGGGATTGATGAAATTTGACCGGTTAAATGTACTTTCTGAAAATGAAACGATTAGTGATGAGCGGAAAAGGATTAGTCGAAAGAAAATACCAATTCATGAATATTTTGAAGATATGCAGATTAGTGAAGAACAAAAACAAAAGCGTATTCGTTTAGCAAATTTATTGCTGGCGGATGTGCTTTTTTTATTTGCACTGTCAAAAGGAAATAATGACAAGCATTATCTTGTAAAGTCGTTTCAGAACAGATATACGGAGTCGGTAAAGAGTGTTGCACAGCAGGATAAAGAATTATCACGATACATAAGAAAGGTTTGTGAAAATATCGTTGATACTACATTGAAAGATACGAAGAAGCCCAGTGATTTAACAGATAGTGCAGGCACTGAATATAGGACTTCTGTTGATAGAGCAATGAACATAGCTGAGAATGAAGCGAATAGTATATTAAATAATGAAGAGTATAGAAGTGCCATAAAGAATGGCTGTACGAAGAAAAAGTGGATATCCTTTGGTGATGAAAGGGTAAGAACGGATCATGCGGATGTTGATGGTGAGGTAGTGGATATATACAAGCCTTTTCATGTTGGAGGATATTTGATGATGTTTCCAAAAGATGATTCTTTGGGAGCAGGTCTTGAAGAAATTGTAAATTGTCGTTGTTCGGTGGAGTATTTACAAGATAGGGTAATAGTATTAGATGATAAAGCAATTGGTACAGAAGATTCAGGAAAAAAGCCAACATTATTTGTGGATGTTACTGAGGAATATTTAAAGGCTGGAAAAGTTAATTTAGGGAAAGTGATTGATGAAAAGGAATATGAAAAGGAAGGACAGAGGTATTGTGTAGATGGAAAAAATGTAGTTTTGGATTATTCGGAAAGTGAAAGAAAAATTGCTGAAAATTTAGCTGGCTTGCTTGGTGCAAATGTAAAAATGATTCCGAGAGTATTATTTCCACAAGGAATATCAACGCCAGATATTTTTATTAACAATGAGGCATATGATATAAAGGAACCTATAGGAAAGGGAAAAGCTGTTATATATAATATGGTTTCAAAAAAGAAAAGACAGGCTAATAATTTTGTTATAGATATATCACATTGTCCATTGTCGGAGAATGAAATAAGAAATCAAGTTGCTGATGTGTATCGTTCAAGTCATACCCGGTTCATAGATAAAATAATTTTATGTAAGAATGGAAATATCTTGAATATTTATAAGAGAATAAAAAAAGAGGAATAGATGGCCTCGCCCAAATATGGGGGCAAGGTATCTACTCCTCTAAGATATCTTACAGATATATTATCATTATATGGAGTTGCTGTCAAATGTATGTATGGCGAAATCAAACTTTCACACAATTCACACAAAAACCATGCTATATTGGTATCATGAAATAACTATAAGGGTCAAGCGGTTTCAAATGAAGCCGCATGGCTCTTTTTTGATGCATTGAAATGAGGTGAGATAAGTGGAAGCAGAAGAAACAATGGAGTTATTCGGAAGAAAACGCATTTATACTGATGAGATTGTTATTGATGAAACAAATATTCTTTCTGTCTTGAATGATGCACTTATCACACACATGGAAAATTACAATGCGATTGCATATCTTTTGAAGTATGAAAAAGGATATCAGCCTTTACAGCGTAAAAAGACAGTTCGACCTGAGATTGATGTCAAGGTGGTAGATAATGTTGCCAATGAAATTACTGAATTTAAACTTGGCTATAACTGGGGTAATCCTATTATCTATGTGCAGCATGGCAATAATGATTTATCAGGAAATGACAGCAATTCAGACGATAATGCAGTTTCTATGTTATCGGAAATGTTTCGAGAGGAAGGAAAAGCAAGTCTTGACCAGGAGCTTGCACGATACATAGAGATTTGCGGTATTGGATATCGTTTCATCAGAATTAAACCGGATTATGATGGCGGTTCTGTATTTCAGATGGCAACGCTTAATCCGATGTTTGCATTTATCGTATATTCAAATGATGCATTTAAGCGTCCTATGATGGCGTGTACTTTTCGTATAACTAAGAGTGGTGCGAGATATTACACTTGTTACACAAAAGATGCTGTATTTGAGATACAGGATGCTGTAAAGATTATCAATGGTAAAGAAAGAGTGGATGAAAAAGGAAAACGCATTATCAGAAATGGTAAAGGCGGGGAAATAAATCCACTTGGAATTATCCCTATTATTGAATACAATCGCTCACATGATAGAACAGGGTGTTTTGAGCGTCAGATTTCAGATATGGATAATCTTAATATCCTTGTATCAGACTTTACAAATGATGTGGCACAAACTACACAGGCAGTATGGTGGGCGAATGATATTGAATTGCCAAAGGATGAAAATGGAAAGACCAAAAAGGTACAGGCTGGTCAATGGATTTTATCTAAGACTACCGGAGCAGGCAATAAGCCGCAGATTCAGTCCTTAGCATTTATATATGATTACAATGGCATATTGGAAGATATCAAATACAGACGAGATGTAATCTTACAGAAATGCGATGTTCCTTTACGAAGTGAACCGGGCGGAGGTTCTACTGGTACAGCAATGAGTATGTCGAGTGGTTGGTCGGATGCCGATTGTGCGGCGAATAAGGAATGTCAGATTATTGAAGCGTCAGAAATGCAGATGCTTAGGGTGATAAAAAAGATTATTGAGCTGTCAACAGATATTCCGGAAGATAGCCCTTTAAAATCTCTTAAGATATCTGATATTGATATAAAGTTTGTCAGAAATAAAAATTATGACATGGCAACAAAAGCTAATACATTTGCTACATATGTTTCTCATGGTGTACATGGCAGGCATGCAATGCAATTAGCGGATATAGGTGGAGATATTGAACAGATATGGCTTGATTCCAAAGATGGTGTTGAAAAGTATCAGAAGTCAGTGTATGACAAGCAGACAACAACTGCAAATGATATTGGAAAAGTTCCATATAATATCAGTCAGACAGAAGAAGATAAAACTGACAGGATTCAGCAGGATGAATCAGACCAAAATAAAAACAGTCCAATACTTAGCAACTAAGACATTTGTAAAAAGCAGGTGTTTTTTTTATACGCCCTAGAGAAAGGGCAATATAAATTTCGCAAAAATGATAATTCAGAGAAGAATATAAACGCAATGGAGGTAGCGAGATGAGAAAGCAGAATTTAGAACCGTTAAGAATGAATTTACAGCTGTTTGCTGAAAATCCGATAAAGGATAATGCATCAGATAGCAAAGCAGAAAATGAACCGGATAATGTTCCTGAAGATGATGATACAGAACCGGAAACAGAGCCGGAGGATGACAAGCCTAATTTGGCAGAAGAAAACGCATCCTTAAAGGTGCAGCTTGCCAAAATGAAGAAAGCTATGGATAAGGCTACAAGCGATACTGCCAGATATAAAAAGCAGTTGCGCGAAAAACAGTCTGCTGAGGAGATAGCTTTACAGGAAAAGGCTGAAAAAGAAGCGGAGCGTGAAGAAGCTTATCAGAAGCTGCTTAAAGAAAATACAGTGACAAAATATGAAAAGAACTTTTTAGCTCTTGGTTATTCTGAAGAATTAGCAACAAAAGCTGCTAATGCACAGTATGACGGAGATACGGAAGAGTTATTTAAAATTCAGCAGGATTTTCAGTCTGCATTATTGAAGCAGAAAGAAGCTGAATGGGCAAAGTCAAGACCAAATCCACAGGCAGGAAACGGCGAAGGTGATGATATGGATGCTTTCCTCAAAGGATTTGGAGCATAAAAAGAAAGAAGAGGTAGAAAATTATGTCAGTAAATTACGCAAGCAAATATGCATCAGCGGTGGATGAAAGATTTAGCACAGGTTCGCTCACAAATGGACTTGTAAACAGTGAATATGACTGGATCGGAGTTTCAACAGTTAATGTATATTCTATTCCAACATCAGCGATGAATGACTATTCAATGTCTGGTACAAGCCGTTATGGAACACCAGAAGAACTTGGCAATGAAGCACAGGAAATGACAGTTGCGCAGGACAGGTCATTTACATTTACGATTGACCGCAAGAATTATGATGACACAATGATGACTATGGAAGCAGGTAAGGCATTGAGCCGCCAGTTAAATGAAGTTATCATTCCGGAGATTGATACTTATCGTATTGCAGCATTAGTTTCAGGTGCACCTGTAGGAAATGTAAAAACTCTTGCAACAACAAAGGCTAATGCATATGAGGAGTTCTTAGCGGTACAGGAAATTCTTGACGATAACGAGGCACCGCAGGTGGGCAGAGTAGTATTATGCACACCGGCATTTCACAATAAGATTAAGCTTGATGAGGCTTTCACAAAGAGGGGCGATATGGCTACACAGATTGCCATTAACGGTGTTGTTGGAGAAATTGATGGTGTTCCATGTATTAAGGCACCAACAAAGAGATTTCCTAAAAATGTAGATTTTATCATTACAAATGCTATTGTAATGCCATCACCTGTTAAGCTTCAGGAATATAAGATTCATACAGATGCACCGGGTATTTCAGGTTGGCTTGTAGAAGGTCGTGTTCGTTATGATGCATTTGTCCTTAAGGAGAAAGCTAAGGCAATCGGTGTTCATAAGAGCGCAGAATAAGATATACAGCCCTTTAGATGTAATGTTTAAGGGGCTGTTTTTAGGAGGATATTATGATTGAACTAAAAAATGCAAAGACAAAGCAGACAATTAAAGTAAGTTCAGATGTGCAGGCAAAACCTTTTATTCGTGCCGGGTATGAAATTGTAAAGAATGATGCGAAGAAGTCTAGTGCGAGTGAGGATAAGAAATAGGAGATATTGATATGGCAGAGATAACATCAAAACATCGTATATTGTGTGGATTGGACAGTAACGATACATCAGAAGATGATGTGCTCTCTGTCTATCTGAAAAAAGCACAAAACAAAGTGGTTAAAGCACGATATCCATTTGGTTGTACAGATATTCAACGGGAAGAAACATTGGATTCATATTCAGAAAATGTAGATGGTTTGCTGGTGCATTATTATAACAAGATTGGTGCAGACAATGAAACTGCTCATTCTGATAGCGGCACCAGCAGAACATACATGAAAGATAGTGACTTTCTTGATGATATTGTACCTGTTGCAGATGTTGTGTTATAGGAATTAAGTGGAACGCTTGGCGATTCCTTAGAATCTCTCCTTATGTCAAGCAGGGCGGTATCTATGTGGTGGCTGGGAGCGATACCAATTATGAGGAGAGAATGTTATGAGAGATTTAAAAAGAAATCAGCGAAAGATGTATTATTCGCTATATATTGAGCAGGAGAATGATTCGGATTTTGATGTGCTTGATACCGTTGCAAAATATTCAGCTCCGGTTGAATTTAAAGCAAGTTTGACAGCAGGCAAATCAGATTCCGATGATTCACCATTTGGTAAGGATATTTCATATGATAGGATTATTTCCACAGTGAAAAAGGACTTACCGATTACGGAAACATCACTGATTTGGTATGAAACAGAACCTATATTATTGGAAGATGGTTCAGCAAATCCTGATAGTGCAGATTACAAGGTTGCAGCGGCACCTTTAGATGGTCTTGATGGAATACGGATTGCAATTAAGAGTATTGCGAAGTCGAATGTTCCAAAGAATGATAAAAAAGATGATGTTACAGAAGATAACGGAAATAAAGAAGATAATTCAGACAGTAGTGGTGATGATTTAGAGGATTGGTAAAGGAGAGATTGAAAATGAAGAAGTTATTTATTAGTCAGCCTATGAATGGAAAGACGGAAGAGGAAATTCTTGCAGTAAGGAAGAAAGCTATCGAAAGTGCAAAAGTTATGCTTAATGAAGATGTTGAAGTTATTGAATCATATTTTGAGGACTATAACCCAGACAAAGGGTGTGTACCTTTGAAGTACCTTGCAAAGTCATTGGAATTACTGGCTGATGCAGATGTGGCATATTTTGCTAAAGGATGGGAGAGTGCAAGAGGTTGCCGTATTGAAAATCAGTGTGCTATTGAGTATGGCATTGATACGATAGAAGATTATACAAATGGTTCTTTGGAACAGGGATATAACTTCGGTACTGCTCTTGAAATTTTGAAACATGGTGGTAAGGTTGCCCGTGAGGGTTGGAATGGTAAGAAACAGTATATTCAGTTGGCAACAGGCATCTCTTATAAGTCAGCAGATGACGAGATTGTAAATTGTGAGCATGATGAAATCGGAAATAAGGCTATTGCTTTTGTCGGGACATCTGGTGTACAGATTGGATGGCTTGCATCACAGGCTGATATGCTTGCAGAGGATTGGGTTGTTGTAGAATAATGTTCCAATGTAGCTACTTTTGTCGTATAATGGCGATGAAAGGAGCTGATAAAAGTTATGTATGTTTCAGAAATAAAAAGATGCTTTCAAAATAGTATATTAAATTTTTATGTATCAAATGGAATAAAATGGAAATTTACTGATACATTAGATTTCCATTTGTTACTGATTGATTATTTTGAAATACTAAGAAAACACATTGTTCCAAGAAAAAGAAATATATATATTTCTAAAGAGTTGAAACAAAAAATTAATTCACCAGAGTATTCTGCATGGGAAACGAGATTTTATAAAATAAAAGAAAAATTCAAAAATGGAGAAGATATGAACTCATTTTTAAGTAAAAAGGCGGATGAGAATGGATTTAAAGACAGACTATTAACATGTTGGAAAATGTATCATCTGCATTTTTTCCCAGAGAAAAAGAGAGGGGATATGTTACTTTTTGCTATTATTACAGATGATAATGTATATATGGTAGATATACTTCCTCATAGTAAGGAATATGTTTTCTCTACTTTTAATTTGTTGAATATTGCTCATTCTAATTGGAAAGAAATTTTTGAGCAATATAGGCTTAGAGGAGTGGTTGAAATGTCAGTTATAATCAAAGAAGATAAAGAAATAAATGAGTTTCGAAGAGGTGGAATTTGCACAGCAATGCAATTAGGAAATGATATATATTCTTTAGATACGATGTCTTCAGATGGTCATAATGCAATGGATGTAATGTATGCAAATCATATATGCAATAAATTACATGAGTATGAGCATAAAGGAATCTTTAAAAACTGTAAAATATATGATTTTTCTTTGACATATATAATGAATCCATGTTTTGTTCTAACATATTATGATGCCAAAGGAAAGCTTGATGTTTGGAGTATTTAGAGAGGTAATTTAGTCTTATGCCAAAACAAATCAATTTCACATATGACAGTCCATCAAGCATTGACAATGCCATTAAGGAAATGCGGTCATATCAAGCCAATATTACTTACAAATGCAAACTTCTAGCCGAACGCTTAGCGAATATCGGTGTGGAGATTGCAAGGGTGAATGTGGCTGATTTTGATGCAATCTACAGCGGGGAGCTATTGTCGAGTATTAAAGCTGAATATGATGGAATAATTCCTGATGGAGCCTCATGGATGGTTATTACAGACTGTCCATGGGCTTTTTATGTTGAGTTCGGTACCGGAATTGTCGGTGCGAATAGTCCACACCCTGATACAAGCATTGCTAATTGGAAATATGACATCAATCAGCATGGAGATATGGGTTGGTATTACTTCAAAGATGGAGATTGGCATTGGACAAAAGGTATGCCGAGCAGACCATTTATGTATCAGACAGGCATGGATTTGAGAGCAAGGATAGAAAGTGTTGCGAGGGAGGTGTTTGCAAGTGCTTAGCGTATGGAATGAAGTTTCAAAGAGATTACAACAGGAACTTAAAACAGATGCAGATGCACCATATCCGCAATTACATCTAACTTCAAAGGATGTTTCAGACAGTCCACCGAAGTTCCCATGCCTGTTTGTCAATTCGCTTGGAGAACCGACAGAGGGGACAGATTTACAGAATAATCAATGCTATATTACTTCCACAATAGAATTGCAGAGCTATTCGGCAGAATCGCCGGGCGGCTCACAGACAGAAGCACGAAAGATAATGGATGTAGCTGGTGATGTGATGCTCTCAATGGGGTATCAGCTTATTTATGGACCGAAACAGGATAACAGAAATTATTTCCGCACGATAGCACGCTTTAGGCGGCTTGTTGGTGGTGGAGATGAATTATAAATGAAACAGTAAATATGGAGCTTGCAGATGCAGGCTCTTATTTTTATGGAAATTTTAGGAGGGAAAAACAAATGGATCTTAGTACAATCGGAGTTAAATTTGGATGGGCAGTAGAAAAAACTGCCGGGGAAAAGCCTACTGCATTTAAGTGGATTAAAAGATGTAACAAGATTGCTGGCCTTAATATTACTAAAGATAAACTTGATACAACCTGTTTTGAGGATAAGATTAAGACATATATTGCAGGTGTGGGAGATACTGGTGGAGATTGGAATATTAATTTCAATGGAACAAAGAAAGGCTCTGCCATAGATACTGTTAAAGCATGGAATGAGCTGTTAGAAAAATCAGAAGCAGGTGCAGAAGAGGGCAAGGCAACATGGGCTGATATCTTTATTCCGGGATTTGGTTCTTATTTCGTTAAATTTGAGCCGGGAGAAATTCCGCTGCCTGATCTTGAGCCAAACAGCAAACTTGATATTCAGATTGCAAATGTTGTAAATGAATATATTGGGCTTAATGAAGCAATCGAGCCTACGGAGACTGTGGCTTGAAGAGCTGGTACAGAAGATAAGAGCATACAGAATGTATTACTCGATGATAATTCGGATGAAAAAGACGATGACACAGATGTATCTATCAATGGGGGAGAATAATGCTCCCTCTGTATTTGGTAAAGGAGAGATTGATTTATGAATTTTAAAGTTGGAGATAAAGAGTACACATTAGAATATACATTTGAAGCGGCAGAAAATCAGAAGTGTGTAGATGCAATGACGGACATTTTTGGAGGTGCGATGATGACTAAGATTGATGAGTCAAAGTCGGAAGCACTGCAGATTAGAGATTTTCTTATGACAATGTCGGATCTGCCACGCATGGCAATGGATATGTTCTATGCAGGCTTGTTAGAAAATCATGGTGAAGATGGTGACGGCGAGATTATGAGCCGTTTAGATGCTAAGAGATTATATAAGGAGTTCTGTAAAGAAAATCCGGATGATGTAATGGCATCATCTTATTATGGACTTATTACGGTAATCTCTGAGCAGATGGAGAAAGATGGTTTTTTCAAACGGACCGGTCTTGCGGACATCCTGGAGAGCATGGGCAGAGCGATACAGGAAACAGGAAAGCCGGTGAAGAAGCCGACAGACAGAAAGAAGAAACAGCCGACAAAGAAACAGAAGGAAGCAGCGGAGAAGAAAGTGGAGAACCATTCTACATCAGAGTAAGAACGGAATTTCTTCCAAATGCTTTACTTTACGGAGTGCAATATGAGTTATTTTGGCATTTAAATCCAACAAAACTCCAACCATTCAAAGAAGCATATCAAAAGCGGCTTGAAGTTGAGGAATATGCAAGATGGCGAAGCGGACTGTATGTTATGCAGGCAGTTGGAGCTTGTTTTGGTGGTGAATATCCTCAGCAGCCTATTGGATTTGAAAAGCAGAATGGCAGTTATGCAGATGACACGGAAGATGATGAAGAAAATTACACAGAAGAAGAAATTCAGCGTGCAAGGGAGCGTTTTATTGCAGGTCTTGTAATACAGGAAAGCAGAAATAAACGCGAAAAAGCACGCGAACAAAGAATGAGATTGAGAGAACAGCAGGAGGGTGAGTCTGAATAAGGTCACTCTCTTTTTTTGATTATGGAGAAAAGAGGTGCTTGTAATGGCAGGAACGGTAGATAACTTAAATATAAAGATAGATGCGTCAGCAAGAGGAGCAAATCAACAGTTGGATAAATTAGTTCAAAAGATGATACAGTTGCGTTCCACTGTCAATGGTATCAATGTGGGAAATCTCAATAATTTATCTATAAGTATTCGTAACTTTTCAAGGGCAGCATCGGGATTGAGTCAGATAAAAACAACTGATTTTTCCCGGATGGCAAAAGGTATTGAAAAACTTTCAAATATCCGGGAGGGCGAATTAAACAAGGCAGCCGGAGCAATAACCAATATTTCTAAAGCAGTTTCAAATATTGGAAATGTAAGTGATGGTGCGGATAAGATTGCACAGTTGGCACAGGGAATATCCAGATTAGGATATAAAAGCACGACTCAGGCAATTCAGAACATTCCGTTGTTGACAAAAGAATTAAAAAATATGATGACAGAATTGTCAAAAGCACCTACGGTGTCTGATAACTTGATTGCCATGACAAATGCTATGGCTAATTTAGGAGCACAGGCAAGTGGTATTCGTTCTGTTGGAAGCACGATGAACAATGCAGGCAGGAGTGGAAATAGTTTCTTTGGCATAATGAAAAGGGGAATTTCAAATGTCTGGAAATTTGCTTCAAGTGTGCGTTCTGCCACAAGTCACAATCGTTCATTTGCGTCTACAATAGGATTGCTATATGCAAGATTTTGGATGCTGAAAAGGACAATAGGTGCTGTAGGCAGTGCGGTGAAATCTTCAATGGATTATATTGAAGAATATAACTATTTCAATACCACTATGGAAAAAATCGCATCGGAATGGAAGAAAGATTTTTCAAAGTATGGTTATAAAAATGCAGATGCGTATGGGAAGTCATTTGAGGACAGAGTCACAAAAATGATGAATAAAATGACCGGATTTCAGATGAACAGGAATGGTACGCTTACTGACAGTGGTGTAAAAAATCTTGGTCTTGATGTTACCCAGATGACTAATTATGCGGCAGGTGTAGCTCAGGTGACAAACTCTGTAGGAATGACAGGAGAAGCATCGGCAGCCGCATCAAAGGCTCTTTCAATGCTTGCCGGTGATATGTCATCATTCCGAAACCTTGACATGGAAACAGTTATGAATAACTTTTCATCGGGGCTTATCGGACAGTCGAGAGCGTTATATAAGTATGGTATCGATATTACAAATGCTACATTGACAACATACGCTCATGAGCTTGGTATTAAAAAGGATATTTCTACAATGACGCAGAATGAAAAGATGCAGCTCCGTATGATTGCGATACTCGACCAGTCAAAAGTAGCATGCGGAGATCTTGCAAAAACGATAAATTCTCCATCAAACCAGTTGCGTTTATTGCAGAACAACTTTAAATCTTTATCACGAACGATAGGTGATATGTTTTTGCCGGTAGTGTCGAAAGTGCTTCCGTATGTAAACGGACTTGTAATTGCTATTCGCAGACTTTTTGAGTGGACTGCGTCTATGCTTGGAATTGATTTAAAGGATGTTATCGGCAATTCCGGTGGCGGCTATTCGGATATTTTTGACAGTTTAGGTGATGATGCTGACGATGTAAGTAACGGCATGGACGGGCTTACAGACAGTACAAATAATGCTGCTGAAGCACAGAAGAAACTGAATAAGCAGATACAGAGATTTGATAATTTGAACAATATGACTACTTCCACAAATAAAGGAAGCTCGTCTGATAAAAATAATAATAACAGTTCTCCTATTGACCTTACGGATCAGTTAAATTCAGCATTGGCAGATTATGAAAAAGTATGGAATGATGCATACGACAGTATGACGAATGATGCGGAAAAATTTGCGGACAAACTTACAAAACTTTTTAAGAGTGCATGGACTTCCGGGGATGGTTCAGATATTGGTTCTGCTGTGGCTGGATGGCTGAATAAGGGCATTGACTGGGTGAATAATCATACAGATAAATGGTCTAAGGGACTTAAAAAGATTACAACCATAATGGGAACTTCTCTGAATGGTTTTGTTGAAAACTTTAAGTGGGCTGGGCTTGGAAAGGCTGTTGGAAATTCCATTAAGGGGGTGCTTGAAGCTGAAACAAACTTTTTCAACGCTGTAAATTGGGTAAATCTTGGAAAAGGTCTGTCGAAAACGCTTAATGCTGCTATTAAAACAGGAGTTTTACAGTCCTACTTTAAAGCGATGGCAAGTAAATTAAGAGCGGCTATCGAGATTGCATTTGGAGCAATTACAACATTTGATTTCAAAGGACTTGGAAATGCGTTAGGACAGGGAATAAACGATTTCTTTAAGACAATGAATAAGAAAAATAAACAGACCAGTCTTAATGGATGGCAGAAACTTGGAAAAGGTTTGAGTGATGGAATAGGTGGTATTGCAGATACCATTACAACTGCACTTAAAAAAGTCAAATGGGTAAAAGTTGGGCAGGCTATTGGTGATTTTATAGCAGCTATTGATTTTGGAAAGGTTGCATGGAACTTCGCTAAGTTAGTATCAGCTTTAGTAGGAGCAATTGCAGGAGCACTCAAAGGTTCATTCTCCAAAGCACCTATTGAAACAGCATTTTTGGTTATGTTTGCCGGACTTAAATATACAGGCATAGGCAAATTTATTGCAGGGGAGATTTCAAAGAAAATGGCGGCATCATTAGCTGAAAAGATGGGATTTGAAATCTCAAAAGATGCGGGAATAAGTACAGCTATTAAAACAGCTCTCAAACAACTTATAACCAAAGCAGGTCTTACAAGCTTGACTGTTTCTGTGGGAGTCATTGGGATTGCAGCGGCAACAGTAGGTTTAGTTGCTTTTTACAACTATGTTGAGGAGAAAGCAAATGAAAAAATACAATTGGATATGTCTGAAGCAAATAAGGAATTAGGGGATTTAAATTCATCTGCTAAAAAGTGCAAAAAGTCTGTTGATGAAACAAAAGATGCATTAAAAAAGATAGAAAAAAGAGATAAAAATGCAGAGAAAAAGGGAGAAGAAATAGACAGTCTAGCAACTGCTTATTATAAATTGTCTAAAAAAGTAAATAAGACAAAGGCAGAAAAGGCAACTCTTAAAAAAATGTCAAAAGAACTTTCAAAGGAGATGCCAGGATTAAAAAAGAATATTAACAAAGAAACAGGAGCATACACGGGCAACTGGAAAGAACTTAAAAAACTTGTAAAGCAGACTAAAGAATACTACAAGGCAAAAGCGGCACAAAAAGACCTTGCTGATATAGGCAATAAACTTTATGAGAATGAGAAAAATATAGCTGAGGCAGAGAAGGATGCAAAAAAGGCATCTGCTAAATTAAAGAATGAGAGAATTGACCTGAAAAACGAAACAAAGCGTTTGAATGAACTGGAAGCTAAAAATATTAAATATAAAAGTGGTTCAGCCAATATGACAAAGAAAGAGTATGAAGAGATGGAAAAGCTTCGTGGTACTTTGCCAATGCTGAAACAGAAATTAGAGGATCAGCAAATAATTTATGACAAACATAAGAAGAAACTTAGTGAATTAAAAGATGCTCACCAAGAATTAAACGATAAGTACAATACGGCATCAGATTATGTTGATAAATATACTACTAAGATTAATAAAAACACAGAGAGTGTGGGAAAACAAAAAGATGCTATAAAAAGTGTGGGAGAAGAAACTGATAAATTGTCGGGAAAAAATGCGACAGTATCTATAAATTCTAAGGGAGTTGAAAAGACTAAAAAAGATATTGATGGCATACAGACTAAAAAAGTTAAGGTTACTGCTAATGCTAAAAAAGGAAAGGATTTTGATAAAACTAAAAAGGATTATGATCATTTTAAAAGCAAAAATGCAGATGTAAAACTAAAAATAAAGGGTGCGGACAAATTGAAGGAGGTTGCAAAAAATCCGTTACTAACTGATATAGGTAAGAAAAATACAATAAAAAGAAGTGTAGAGATTACTTTTAAAATGAAAAATGGTCTGTCTGATAGTGTTTCAAAGCTTTTAGGAGGTTTGGGAACAACTAAAAAGAAAGCACAGGGCGGTGTTTTCTCAGGCGGTTCATGGCATAACATAACTAAATATGCAAACGGTGGACTGCCAAATATGGGACAGATGTTTGTAGCAAGAGAAGCAGGACCTGAGCTTGTCGGCACAATCGGCGGTCATACAGCCGTTATGAATAATAATCAGATTGTAGCCTCGGTATCAGATGGTGTATTTAATGCACTTAATCCGGTGTTGACATATTTATGCAATTCGATTAATGCTATGTCTGCTAAGATGGATAATATGGGTTCTGGTGGTGTAAGTGTAGAAAAATATACAGAGGGAGATTTGTTGAAAGTGGTAAGAAAGGAAGATAGCAATTATAGGAAGAGGACTGGGAAAAGTGCTTTTGCTCTATAGTTAAAAATAACATTTTTCATTAAGAAAATTAAACTTGAAAAAGAGTGAATAGTGTCATAAAATCAGAAAAAAAAGGAGGACAATGATATGCGACTATATAATATATATTATTTATGTAAAAATTCTATTAAACCTATTGCAGAATTAACAGGAAAACAAAATCATTCGAACACTGCGTACACATTAAATGGTTGGTGCGAGGCAAGAGATTGTCTTACGACAGTTAGCGGAATTAGCTTTTTAACCGATTATGTTAATGAAATTTTTGAAATATTTCCCGCTTATCAATTTAAAAAGGAAGGACCAGAATTATCAAATTCTGATTATAGGTTGTTTATATCCAAAAAAGAATTACTTGTAGCTAGATTGGATGCAATAGTGAAATTATATCAATCAATGGATGCAGGAGAATCAAAAGAGGGGGTTGATATTAAAATCCCCGCTTGTGGGACTTTGGACGAGTACATAGGGTATATGAAAGATATAAATTTCATTTTAAATCAGTGTCCATTGATTTCAAATTGTGATGAACAGGTAGTATTTAACACTGTCGATGTAGGTTCTATGTGGTTATCGTTATTGATAAAGGGAGCAGTCGGGACTCATGTAATTTTAAATACATTAGCTAAATTATCAGAGATAGCGATAAAGTTTTCATCAAATTATAAGGTTATGAAGATGCAGGATGAGTATCTGGCTTCAATGAAGCAAAAGAATGAGATAGGTCAAGATGTTATAGATACATTTAATCAAATTAAAAATAAGATGTTAGATGATGATGTTTCGGAATTGGAAAAAGAGTGTGATGTTGCAATTACAAATCCTGAAGACCGTGATAAAACTGCAAGAACTATTGAAAAGTTATCAATGCTGATTGATAAGGGTGTGGAAATATATTCAGCAATAGAAACGCCAAATGAAATTAAGGTAATGTTTCCGTTTTCAGAAAATACGACGCTTTTACCAGATGGTTTGCAGAAGTTGATTGAAGAAAAGGCGAAAAATGACTCTGAATAATGTGACTATTGGCAATGGCGATATTTATGTGCAGATAGATTGGGACAACATAGCCAAAGCAGTAAGAAAACAGAATACGGATTACAAAAAAGAACGGGGAAATCTCTTTTTTCATAGAATATTGCTATATTATGCCGATTATGGTATGATATAGCAAAGATTTAAAAAAGGAGTGTTTAATCATGAAGAAATTTGTATCGCTAATGTTAATTTTTGCTTTGTTGTTATCAAAAGCACCTTGTGAAACTGCATCTGCAAAAACTAAACTTTTGTGCAAAGATAAAAGGATAGAAGTTTATTACAAGCAGACTAAAAAAGGAAAAATATATTTTACATACAAAAATAAATCGAAACTAGATATACGAGTAGATGTAAGATTTATTAAAATCAACGGAAAGTCATATTATAGTGATTATGAAGGGAAAGTCGTGGTTGCGAAAGAATCAAGAGTTGTTAAGTTGGAATTATATGATGAGGACGAAGAAGAAGTTAAATATAAATTCAAAAAAGGAAAATTGTCTGGACAGTTTGAGTATTTTTCAGAGGATGATGATATATCATATCACGCAAAGCTGAATTTTAAAAATAAGAATATTAAATAGAGATAAGAATGTAAATATATAATATTATTTTTTATAAAACAAGATAATATTTTTTTGAGAATACGGAGGAGAAAAAATGGGTGGAAAAGTTATTTCTTTTATAAATATGAAGGGTGGTGTGGGAAAAACCACATTATGTATAGGTGTAGGAGAATATTTGGCTAATTATTGTGGTAAGAAGGTATTATTTATTGATTTGGATCCACAATTTAATACTACGCAAAGCTTAGTAAATGAGTTTGATCTTGAAGATGAATACTTAAATAGTTATTCAATTGGAAGTGAGGCAAAAACTGTGATGAGATTATTCGAAACACAAACTACTTTAGCACATAAAGTGGATTTGCCAAATCCAGAAAATATATTGATACATTTAAATGATAATATGGACTTGCTGCCAGGTACTATTGATTTGATTTTGGTGGAAAGTGACAAAGATGGGACGAAAGCAAAGAAAGTAAAAAAATTCATTGAAGAGAATAAATTAAGAGATGTGTATGATTATATTTTTATGGATTGCCCACCTACAATATCGGTATATACGGATGCTGCATTGATTGCGTCTGATTATTACTTGGTTCCAATACGAATTGATAGATATTCAATTTTAGGAATCAAATTATTAAAGCAGGTGATAGATAGACTAGATGATAATGAAAACATAGGAATAAAACCACTTGGAATTGTATATACAATGGTAGATAAGGAATCCCAGAAAATGATGAGATTAAAAGCAACATTTGAGCGTGATGCAATTGTAGAGAAAATTGGTTTGTTTGATACAATGACTCGTTATGTTAATGATTTGTTAGTAGGTCTTCAGGGAAATATATCATCTAAATATAAAAAGTCTAGAGAGGATATGGAGTTATTATGTACTGAATTTTTAGAAAGGATTGAGAAATATGAAAATGAACGATGATGTAAAGTTAATACAATTATATAATAAGAAAAATAATTGTGATATTATAGAGATGATTGGCATGATTGTAATTCTCATAATTTCCAAAAATATATTTAAGAAAAATTCAGATGTTGCTGAATTTATTGAAACTGTGATTGGTATAAATTTCCCAGGCTATGTAATAAAATCCAGAACATTAATGGCAGCTAGGGCGAGTAAAATTGTATTTGCACTGGATGATAATGAAATAAGACAGTTAAAAATTAAAATTAATGCATACTTATCAAAGTTAATTAATCAAAAAGATGATGAGAAAGTTGTTTTAAGTAAAAACAGAAAGAAAAATGAAAACGACAAATTAGAAAAATGGCTGAAGGGATTATAAAATGCTAAATAGATATAGGGAAGTTGATGCTTGCAAGAAAGATATTGAAGATTTTATATGTATGGTAAGTAGTGAAAATTTGTATATTGTAAAAGAAGATTTAACATCCATAGCGAAAGGTATTACTTTTATAAAAAAGGTATATGCGTATCAGAACGCAGAACATGAACATTATTATAACTGTTTAATAACTGATATGATTAGTCTAATTCATTCATTTAGTTTAAATTCGTTAAGAGTTTATTATATAACTTTGCGATCACTTATAGAGAACTTGCTACGCGTTATGCTGAAATACAATAATGTGAATGCTACTGGTGTACGCAAAATGTTTGAGGAATTTCACAGTAAATATAAAAATACAGATAATTTTATAGATTATGTTGAGGGGGAGTATGGTAAATGTTGTGAGGTTATACATAGTAATCACAACACTTCAATGCCAATGTATTTTTATTATCAAGATATTTTGAAAAACGATGAATTGGGTCAAGAAAAAGTTTCGCAATTATTGAAGCAATTAGTTACTTTTTTAATAAATGTAAGAAATATATTGTAGACGAAAATATAAATGATGTAGATAATGCATTTTATTCTCAGAAAGAAGTTTTATATTATCTTTTAGGTAAAAAGAATTATGAATTATTTGAGAAGAATATTCAAGAAAGTTAATTATAGTATTTTGAAACATTATAATAATTCACACATTTCACATTTTAATCATGTTATATTGTTATTAGAGAAATTAAGGCACTCGCCAAACGGTGAGTGTCTTTTTTGTGTACAAAAATAAGAAAGAGGTGATAGCGTGGGATATGAAAAGTCAAAAGGCTTAGTGGCTGTAGCAAGTGGTTATGACGGCAGCAGCTATTCTTATACCAGGCTGTCATACAAATATATTCAGCCGAATGGGGCATTGGCAATAACTCCGGATCAGATTCAGGATTTGGACTCTTATCGTAATGGCAATGGCATTTTGAAAAGACATGTGCTGCCGAACAAAGTTCCGTCAATAGAATGGAGTACGCCGTATCTGAGGTATGAAGACAAATGTAGGCTTATTGCATTGATAAATAAGGCTATGACATATGGAACAGGTGTGAAAAATCAAAGAAGACTTAGGGCGAGATACTATAACGATTGGTCGGATGATTACGATACGCATGATTTTTATGTGCCAGATGTTCAATTTCAGTATGGTGGATTGTATCACGGAGCACCGATGTATCTTCCTATCAAGATACAGATGATAGGTTATTAGGGGGCGAAAGAAATGCTTGAGCTTACAGACAAAGAAAAAAGCTGCTTTTACAAGAATGGAAGTTTCTTTAATGACTATGAGTTTGATTTTAAGGAGTTAGGTTACACAATCACGAATGATACATTATATCAGGAAACCGTGACAATCAAGGAAAGTATCTGCGATAGTGATGATTTGGTGCTGGGAGGTTGTATAGCATCTTCCTGTGAGTTTGAGGTGGCAGAAGTTGCAGGCAGAGAGCTTGCAGGACTGGAATTTACGGCAAGGTTATTAGTAAACAGCGGCGAAGATGTAATTGTCCCTATTGGGAAGTATCGTGTGGACTCTGCAAAAAGAGTCGATGATAAAGACTACAGAAAAATTGTTGCCTATGATGCTTTATATGATGCACAGATAGATGTTTCTGAGTGGTACAATAAAGTTTTCTATGTTGTGTCTCAATATGAAGAATTGATTACAGTCGGAGATATTGACGATTTATGGGAACATGGAGACTATTATATTGATAATTCAGGAAGCAAACCACCTACATTCAAATATTTTTTGAACGGTGCAGTACCGGAAGAATTGCGGGATACAACATATCTTGACACAGTAACAGGAAAATTGTATGAAGCACAAAATACAAGCGGAGATGAGGATAACAAAGTTTATCGTTGGATTGGGGTGTACCAATGCAGAAGAAAGACACAAACAAAGTACATTTACGCAACAACAACACTTAAGAAACTGCGTGAAAGTTTGCTAAATTATTTGAATATTCCTTTTGTTGAACAGGATATAATCAATGATGATATTACAATTTCAAGGACTATTGACACAAACGAAAACGGAGAACTGCTCGGAACGGATATGCTGAAATATATTTGTGAGGTTAATGCCGGTTTTGGCAAAATGAACAGAGAGGGAAAGTTTGAGGTCATTTCATTGCTAAGCCCGGGACTATACCCGGAAGAAACATTATACCCGTCAGAAGAATTATATCTGGAAGACCATTACGAGCCTATTGCGAGTGATGAAAATTCAGCAAGCTACATATCAACAAGCTACGAAGAATATGAGGTAGAGGGCATCACGGGGGTTATCATTAAAGGTGATAGTGATAATGTCGGGGAGCTTGCAGGCACAAAAGATAATCCTTATGTAATCAGCGGAAATCCTCTTTTGTATGGCAGTACAGCCGAGAAACTAAAGGAAATAGGACAAAAAATTTATGAACAAATAAAAGGATATATATATCGTCCAAATACAACAACACTTGATGGACTTCCGTACTTGGAAACAGGTGATTATTTTGTATTGATAAAAGAAAACAGTGACGACATAGGCTCATTCATTTTTTCTAGGACATTAAGTGGAGTACAAGCATTAAAAGACACTTATGAGAGCAAAGGAAACAAATTAAGAGTAAATGAAGATACTCAAACATCAGAATTGATGTATTTGCAGTCAAGAACGGCTAAAATTCAAAAGAGTGTTGACGGCGTGTCGATTGAGTTGGCAAACTTAGACGAAAATACAAGCTCAAGATTTGAACAGACAGCAAGCAAAATTGAAGCCGAGGTAAAAAGAGCAAACAACGCTGAGGGAGAACTTTCGGGCAGGATAACCGTTACTGCTGGTGAAATAACACAGGAAGTGACAAGAGCAAAAGCTGAAGAAGCAACATTGAGTGGCAGAATAAATGTAACGGCGGAACAAATTACAGCCGAGGTAAAAAGAGCTGAGGACGAAGAAAATAGTATAAGAACAGCACTTACATTAAAGGCTGACAGTGCAGAACTGGGATATTATCAGACAAAAGCTGATATGACAAATTATGCTACTACTACTTGGGCTGAAAATAAAATAAGCAGCAAGGTGTCAGTCGGTGATGTTTGTAGCGAGATAAATCAATCATCAGAGCAGATTACATTAAAAGGTAATAGACTTGTTGTAGATAGTACTAATTTTAAATTAGACGCAAATGGTAACGCAGATTACAGAGGAAACATATCCGCCAGTGATGCTAAATTTTATAACATAACAGGCTTTGGAGGAATGATAAGCATTGTTTCTGGAAGCAGTTTTTCAACGGCAACAGGCGGCTACCAAAGAGATACTTATGGATATATCAAGGTACATAGTGATGATGGTACGGCAAACTGTTATGTTGAAAGTGATAAACTTATAGGAGACACAATAGAAACTGGAAGAATCAACAGTACAACCGGCTATTTAGAATTGCACGGTTACACAAAAGCAAAAATGTTTGTATTTAACGATGAAGCGTACGGAATTGTTCTCGATATGAATGATAATCGTGATTTGCATTTGAGACCAGCATCTAACGAAGATACAGATTGCGGTTCAGCATCTTATAAGTGGCGAAATTTGTATTGTAAAAATGGTACTATACAGACATCTGACAGAAACGAAAAAATGAACATATCGGATATGTCGGAACAATATGCAAATGCAATTATTGATGATGCTTTACCGAAAACATATATGATGCTTAATAACGAAAGTGGCAGAACTCATGCAGGAATGATTGCACAGGATTTGGAAGAACAGCTACTAAAAAATGGTATGAGTTCAAAAGATTTTGCAGGATTTATAAAGTATCAAAAAGAGGATGCCAACGGTGTTCCTATAAACGAGTATGGCTACGGAATACGATACGAGGAATACATAGCACCTCTTATTAAATACGCACAGTGTTTAAAGCGAGATTTAAAGCAAGAAACAGAAAGAAACCAGCAGTTACAATTTCAACTTTTTGGTTTACAAGGTGAATTTATGATATTAAAACAACAGATTTTAGGAGGAAAATAAAATGGTAAAATTAAACAAACAAACTACAGTAACAGGGGTATGTGCATTAACAGTTGACGGTAAGGAAAAACAAGTAGCATACATGAATGCAACAATTCCAGTTGGGGGTACACCTAATATTGGTCGTTCTATTCAGGATGTAGAATTATTCAATACAAACAAAGAGGAAGTATTGAAAGACTTTGCGGCATTTGATGAATATATATATAGTCTGATGGAAACAGAGGAAACAAAAACAGCAGAATAAGAGGTGACGCACAATGGCAGTAATAAAAGTTTACAACCGCATAAACTGGCTTAATAAGTCGGAAAGCTTGACAACACCGCTTGGCAAAACAAACTTAAATAAGATGGATAAAGCAATAGACACTATCGACAACGAAGTAGTGTCTATTTCAGCGACTGCGGAAAGTCTTGATACAACAAAAGCCGATAGAGACCAGCTTAACAATATGATAACTGATATAGCTATCAATGACAAAAACGGTGTTATCAGTATAACAAAATATAACGGTACAGTTTTGAATATTGATACCGCAATGGAAAAGATAGCCGTAAACTTTGAATATAACGCACAGACACAACAGCTTATACTTACACTTGAAAACGGTGAAAAGCAATACATTGATATGTCGGCTTTGATTACTCAGTATGAGTTTAAAGGCACTGATACGATAGCTTTTAGCATTGATAGTGATGGAAAAGTGAATGCGTCTATTAAAAGCGGCAGTATAACAAAAGCTATGCTGTCAAGTGAAGTTATGTCAGCTATAACATTATCAGAAAGCAATGCGGTTGCATCGGCACAGGCGGCGGCTCAATCGGCTACAAATGCTGATATGGACGCTAAGTTATCTCAGTCGTACAGCGTTGGTAAGAGTGGTATTCGTGACGGCGAAGATACCGACAATGCAAAATATTATTCAGAGCAGGCAAAAAATTATGCAGACAAAGCACAACAGGCAACAAAACAGATAGAAATTGACAGCGAATTGTCAGAAACAAGCGAAAATGTTCCACAAACAAAAATAGTAACAAAAGAAATAAATAACATAAAGAAGAATATTACTGTTAATTTATTAAAATCTACATGCAACATCTCATCAATGTATGGTATTACCTGTACAAATAATGGCGATGGTACTTATACGGTAAAAGGTACAGCCACAAGTGATGTTATGATAGAACTTGGTGCTATTAAGAGGATAAACAAACAATTAAAAATTTGTGGTAGTCCTAGTGGAGCAGGTTTGAATACTTATGGCTTATACTTTGGAGATATTATCATGGATAGCACTGCTGATGTAGGTAATGGAGTTATGTATTACAGTACCGATGGAGCTGGTGACTTCCTTTTCGTGTTTGTTAAGAATGGTCAAACAGTAAATAGTGCTGTGTTCAAACCTATGGTTACAACAAATGTTGATGCTACATATGATGATTTCGTTCCTTATACTGGTGATACTGGTAGCGTAAGTGGAGATGTGGCTGATATTAAAACTAAAATAGATGGCATTGAACCAGGAGCGGAAGTTAATCAAAATGCCTATGGTGAAATAAGAGTTGTAGATCGTGTAGATGGTACAGCGGACTTTATTAAAGCAACTGATAAATCAAGTTCTTTTACTATTATGTGCGGCAATGGCATACGGTTGGCTGCAAACAATTCAGGCACAGGTGTGCTCATTAGTGCAAGACTTAGTAACAATCTTGTGACAACAGGTAGTGGAACTGCCCTTGACGCAAAACAAGGGAAGATTTTAAATGATAAAATAGAAGACTTAAAAAAAACTGTCAGTGATGGAAAAAGTGCTATTGCGTCTGCCATCACTGACGCAGGAGTTAGCACAGCATCAGACGCCTCCTTTGCAACCATGAGTAGCAATATAGCGACAGTTCGTACAGATACTACTTATACAGATAAATCGCACATTATCTATGGAGAAACCGCATATGTTCAGGGTAAAAAGGTTACAGGAACAATGCCAAGTTACAGAGGAAATATATGGTATTTTGGTGGCTTTGCGAATTTCATAGGTAATGAAAATTATTCGATGTGGACTGGTGGTCGATGTAGCTTATATTTAGCTGCAATAAGACATATAAAAATGACATTTAGTCTTACGGGAAGTAGTGGAAATAATAATACACCTACTACTAGCACAGAACAGGACGGATATGGAGTTGTTCGTTTTGGTAGTCGCGGTAACGATGGATATATTCAATGCTTTGCAAGTAATGAGCAAACTATAGACCTCGAAGGATATGATAAGATATTAGTTAGAGTAGCAGTAAATAGTGATGTATATGCTGGCTCATATTTTCTAAGAGGTTGGATAGGATTAACTGACTCAAGAAGTGGTGACACAAGCAGTGAAGGTCAAAGCGAGATGATTGCCGCAGCAATGTATAATTCGACTTCAAAAGATAAATGGGAGTATTTTGAATATGTACTTGATGTAGCAAATTTAACAGGGAAAAAATATATGAAAGTATCTATGACACATAGTGGAGTCATTAATATTGATTCGTGCACATTTCTTCCAAAGAGAGAATATTAAAGATCTTTGTCAAGAAATTTCCGAAGCTTTAGCTTCGTGTGCGGTTCACATGATGATCATTGTGTTTCATGATATTAGTTCACTGATAACAAATTAAATAATATAGGAGGAGTAAATTATGGTTTTGACATTGAAAGATAAAACAACAATAGACGTATTAGATACCTCTATTGCAACTTATTTAGCTCTTACTGTTGCTGATGAAGCAGCGTTGGGTAAAGTTCGTATGGCTCTGACCAATGCGAACTTGTCTAGCTTCACTTTTGGAGATGGAGAAAGAGTATATGGAGATTATGCAAACTTTGCACTGGTGTCTATCAGCTATACAGTTAAAGAAGACGGTAAGTTAGCTGTAAAGATTACATTGAGACAGAAAAGTGATATAGAGATTAGGTTGGAAGCAATTGAGGCTGAGCAGGCTACACAGAATGATGCAATAGCAGATATGTCAGAGGTTATTTATAGTGAATAGAAAAGGGGGTGGACGAGATGGCGAAATTTTGGTCTGAGAGAATTTCATACGATTTAAATCGTATTGATGAAGTTCCGGCGAAATTAAGAGTAAAAGTAAAAAAATATATCGAACAGCATAGTGAAGCGTAAAGGCTTCTTTTTTTAATGCCTAAAGGCAGGAAAGGAGACACAAATGGCAGCATACGCAATAGAAATAATAATAGCAGTTATTTCAATGCTCGGCACAGCGAGTGGAGCATATTTTGCAAATAAAAAATCAACGGTTCTTGTAGCATATCGCTTGGAGCAGTTGGAGAAAAAGCAGGATGTACATAATCAGGTAATCGACCGGGTTTATGAGCTTGAAAAATCAGTAGCTTTAAATTCGGAAGATATAAAAGTAGCAAATCACAGAATAGAAGATTTAGAAAAGAAATAAGGAGGTTTTTATTTATGTTTAAAAATTGTGTGTTGAAAGTAAGTGTTGATACTCAGAAATGGGTGAAATCTGCTGCGGTCAGAGCTGTCAAAACAATGGCTCAGACTGCAGTTTCTGTAATCGCAGTTGGAAGCACGGTGGCAAATGTTGATTGGAAACTGGCAGCATCTTCCGCAGTAGTAGCCGGAGTTGTAAGTATTCTGACATCAGTTGCAGGACTTCCGGAAGTAAAGTGTGAGGAATAGAATAAATAAGAATGTAAAGTACACGGAAAGCGAGGATAAAGACTATGAATAAGATAAAAGCAGTAACAGTACACGGAGGTCATAATCCACAGGGTAAAATAGCTTGTGGGGCATCTGACTATATTGACGAGAGCAGAGAGGACAGAATTATTACCAAAAAGGTAATAAGACTTTTGAAAAAGAATCGTATCAAGGCATATAATTGTACCGTGAATAACGGAACAAGCCAGACGGATGTACTCAGAAAGATTTGTGACAAGTGCAATTCAAAGACGAGAGATATTGATATCTCAATTCATTTCAACTCAGCAGCTCATCAGAAAGTACAGGATGGAAAAACGACGGGGACTGAGGTGTGGGTAAGAGATACATCTGGTATCAAAGGAGATTTGGGAAAGCGAATATGCAATCAGCTTTCTAAGATTGGTTTTAGAAACAGAGGTGTGAAAACAACATCGGGATTATGGGTTTTAAATAAGACATCAAAGCCGGCATTGCTGATTGAAGTATGTTTTGTATCTGACCCTGACGATGCAAAACTCTACAAAGCTAACAGGGACAAAGTTGCAAAAGCTATCGTACAGGCAATTCTCAATTATAATAAAGTCCACTAAAAGACAGTTCTTTAATAAAAACAGAGTAGAGTGTACTTTTCCAGTATGCCCTACTCTATTCTATACTATTCTTTTCTAATCTTATCTTAATCTATACTATACTAATTAATCTATACTACTTATGCGACCAAAAAGTAACCAAGTGACAACCAGTTTGTAACCAAGACTATTGACAGATTATCGGAAACGGATTATTATATACATAAAGAAAGAGCGACTGCCCACAAGGTGTGGTTTAGCTCTCCCTAGATAATTGTTGATGAATCAACCTATCCGAGACCGGCTAAAGTACAAGGATAGGTTGATTTTTATTTATGCTTTTTGTCCCTGTCTATATAGGACAGCAATGCAATTAAAAATGTACCACCAAGAAACAATAATGTTAAAACTTCGTATGTACTCATTGCATCACCTCCCTTCGGAAAGGGAGACTAACCGCACCCTGAACACAATCGCTCATAAAGTATAGTATCATATACAGATTATAATTTCAATATTCGACATTTTTTCAAATAAAAAATAGAGGGGATGTTCGCCCTCTATCTTTGTGTTTCTTCTTTGGACTTTTTGTGTATAAGCAAAGTTGGTTCAAAGTAAATTTCATAACAATCATAAGATACGGATATACCATATTTCTGCCGGTAACATTCAAGGGCATCATGGAAAAATTCTTCTGTCACTCCGAGACATTCTGCCATTTCATACTCATTTCTGCATCGTTCCTCAAAACATTTCACCAATCCTGAAAGCCCAATTTGTTTATCGTATGCCCAAAGCCTTGCGGTTCGCTCTTGTTTTCTGTTGGAAATATCTGTTTGGTCAAGAATATCTCCGACAGTGGTATGGTAATGTCCAAGTTCTTCAGCAAGGACACAGGCTTTTTGAGTTTGGTTCATATTTGTGTTTATAAGTACAAAATTTCCGATGATTCTGCCGTCATAACATTCCATCGGCATTTCTGCTACTAATATGTTCTCTTTTTCACATTCTAATGTTAATTCGTCGTAGTTCAATCAATCACTCCTATTGCAAACTAAGATTCTGTATCAGATATCATAGCATTGCGTTTCGCAATTTCTTTTTGCATTTGTTCTTGTATTTGCTGTTCTTCAGTTTGCTTTGCCTCATCGGAAATATTTTTCTTTTCGTGGGCAGCATTTGTTAGCATGTAATCGGTAAGTATTCCTTGTTCGTCGAATTCATTTTCTTTCAAAATGTCCAATGTGGATATTTTCTCTTGAATGATAAATTTTATATAGCTTGTTATTTTGTCATATAATTCAAATATGTCGTTTTCTTCTAATTTGTAGGTTTCGTTAGAAGAATTTGTTATTAAAAAATATGATTTTTGATAGTTACAGTTTTCACAAGCTGTAAAAAATTTAGCGTTTACCCATTTATCTATCATATCATCTTCTGATAATGGGCAATTTATATTTTCTTCGCAATGACAATATTCATTGCATTCCCAATGGTTTTCTGTTAGTAAATCATAAATATAGTCTATTTTTTCATTGTTTTGAGACTTGTCATCTACAAGGTCTGTAAGTTTACAGTTAAAATATATGCATAGTTTGTTTAATTTTGTAGGATTGGGAATCACTTTTCCCATACACCATGTGTTAAATGTTGTTGGACTCATTCCCAAATCTTTCGCAACTTCTTTTTGCTGTTTGCCAGTGAGATATATGAGATTGTTTAGGTTTTTGGCAAATATGTTTTTCTGTTCCTCAGGCGTATAGTTCTTCATATGATGCACCTCCTTTTTGTATTCAAATTATACGATATAATTTCAAAAAGTTCAATAAAAATCCGAAAAAAATGAATTTGGGTGTTGACAATCCTAAAAAATAGGATTATTATAATTTCAGGCTTAGCAAATAAGTACTTTGAAAAGAAAGGGGATAAAGAAATATGGGATATGGAGATGTTGGAATATCCTTAGAAGCGTGTAGAGTGAATGCTCATATGAAACAGAAAGAATGGGCAGAAAAACTTGGAGTTGCACCATCCACAATATCTAATTGGGAAAATGGAACAAGCGAACCAAACTTATCTACATTAAGAAAAATAAGTGAATTATCTGGAATACCTATGGATTTTATTTTTATGCAAATTAAATCCTAAAAAATAGGATTAAGGAAGGAGCGTAATAATGCACGATTTAAGAAGCACAACTATAACGACATTGGAAGTTGCTGAAATGATGGAAGTTGAACACTGGGAAATATTAAGAAAACTGGATGGGAGAATTAAGAAAGATGGCAGTCATGCTAAAGGATATATTGAGGTTCTTAACGACAACCATTTGGTTGCGGCTGATTATTTTATAAAATCAAGCTACACTGATGCAAAGGGAGAAAAGCGTCCTTGTTACAAAATTACCAAGCTTGGTTGTGATTTTCTTGCGAATAAGTTCAATGGTGAAAAAGGTGTTTTGTTTACTGCAAAGTATGTAAAAAGATTTTATGAGCTGGAACATATGACAGAAGCTATTGAAAAGAATTATGACACAAAATCTACATCACTTGGTGAGGTTGCATCTTATACAAAGGAAATGGACAAGAGAATGGATAAGCAGGGTTCAGAGCCATATAAAGTTTGCGAAGCATTTAAAATGGTGTCAGAACAGTTTGGTATCAGACTTCCAGATGATTTTGTGAAAGTGCCAGAGTATAAGCAGACAAGTTTGTTTGATGGAATAAGCCAGAGAAATGGAGGATGTAATGAGATATGAAGATGTGGTATCTGCTGTTAGGCAAGTAATCCATGACAAAGGTATGAAGCAGTGTGTTGTTGCTGAAAGAGCTGGATTTAGTGAAGCAGAGTTTAGCAATATGCTGAATGGAAGAAAGCTGCTTCGTATAGAGCATATTCCGAGGATTGCTAATGCACTTGGAATTGAGCCTAACGATTTGTTTGAAAAAGCAGAAAACCCCACCAAATAGGCAGGGTATTCAGCTTTTGTAACTTGTTGCTATCGTTAGTGGAAAATTATGGTTTTATCCATTTTGTATGACCACATATAGGGCAAGCTGGTAACTTGCTAGTGCAGTCATATGTGACAAAACCGGGGTTGGTATTTTGAGTTTGTGAGCATTGTATGCATATGTATATTCCAGCAGGGACAGTGTCACCTTGTTTGTAGACTAACTTATCAGCCATGTTATACCTCCAATCTATGAGAAAACAAAAAGTTACACTTTAATAGTAAGGACATAAGTATTAAAAAGTCAATAGTTTTATTTGGAAATGAAGAAAGATTAAGAAATCAGAAAAACTGATTTAGAAAGGAGGAAAACAGAAATGAAAGGTAGCGACATTAAAAGATATTTAGAAGCAAATGGAATAAAACAGACATTTGTTGCTAAGAGAACGGGAATATCAGAACCAACATTAAGTATGATGCTTAATGATAATAGGAAAATCGAAGCAAATGAGTATATGAAAATTTGCGATGCAATTGGTGTTCCGTTAGAACAGTTTAGACCTCATTCTGTATAAGAAACAAAAAAACTGCTAGGAGTGCTATTCCTAACAGTTTAATGCTAAATTTTTTAACCCTATGTACTTTGCAGACTTTCGTCACACTTAATAGCACTAAATGTTTCTATTAAGTACTCCGCTACTTATGCAGTTTTAGTTCAGCATGATTTTATTAGAGAACAGGGCAAGGAAGTTTTATATTCAGGTTAATTCTCCTTTCCTGCCCATTGGGGTATTAAAATATGAACATTTTATCAATAAAAATTCAGGTAATAAAAAGAAAGGAGAGCAACAGTGAATGAAATTTTAAAGGTGAACAATGATACACAGACAGTATCAGCAAGAGAGTTACACGAAAGATTAAAAATCAATACAAGGTTTAATGATTGGTTTCCAAGAATGGTTGAATACGGATTTTCAGATGGTTTGGACTTTTACTCAAAAATGAGTAAAACCGAAAATGGTGGTAGACCGTCAAAAGATTATGACATTTCAATAGATATGGCAAAACAGATATGTATGATTCAGCGCACACCAGAGGGGAAAGCTGTGCGGCAATATTTGATTGATCTTGAAAAGGCATGGAATACACCAGAACAAGTAATGGCTAGAGCGTTGAAATTTGCAGACAAGGAAATTGAGAAATTGAAGAAGTCAAATGCTGGACTGCTTGAAGATAACAAACGCATGAAGCCAAAAGAAATATTTGCCGATGCGGTATCGGTAAGTCATACATCAATTCTTGTCGGAGATATGGCAAAGCTGTTGAAACAGAATGGTGTTGATATTGGACAGAAGAGATTGTTTGAGTGGCTTCGTGAGAAAGGTTATTTGATTAAGCGAAAAGGCTCAGATTGGAATATGCCTACACAGAAATCAATGGATATGGGATTATTTGATATTAAGGAAAGTACAATAAATAATCCGGATGGTTCTGTCCGTATCAATCGGACTACAAAAGTGACTGGTAAGGGGCAGCAGTATTTTATCAACAAGTTTTTGACCGCATAACAGAGTGTTTTTATGGAAAGGAGATTTATACAATGACAAACACAAATATGACAATAGCAAAGGCTTTGGAGTTAGCAAAGCAGGGCTATGAAATCACATTAAGAGCAGGAAAAGTAGAAGAAGTAAAGAAAAGAGAGGAGTAAACCATGATAGAGGCAAGAAATGTATCAAGTAACAAAGGACCATTTGACATTACAAGAAAGGAAATCACTATTCCTTTACCAGATTATACAGATTTAATTGCAAAGGAGGCAATGCTTGACCAGATAAGATATGCGGCGTCGAAAGATACCAGCGATTATGGAACAATCGGTATTATCAAGGCAATCTTACAGATTGATACTCAGGAGGATAAAAAATAGGCTCATAGATATTCGCAGTATCTACAAGCCAAAAACATAGGACAATAAAAGTCCATCACATACAAGTGCATTGTAGCACGGAAAGAGAGAGAAAGCAAATGGATTTGAAAAATAATAATGTGACGATAGCAGGTAAGATTGTGGCAGGTTTTACATTTGAAAATGAAGTATGTGGAGAGAAATTTTACATGACAGATGTTCTTGTGTATCGAAACAGTGGGACATATAATCTGATTCCGTTTATGGTATCGGAAAGGTTTATAGATGTAGGGAAAGATTATAGAGATTGTTATATTCTCGCTAACGGTCAGTTTCGTTCGTATAACAGGCATGATGGAGATAAAAGCAAATTGGTTTTGTATGTGTTTGCAAGAGATGTCAGTATATCAGAGGATGATTGTGAAGAATATGAGCTGAACACTGTTTCTTTAAAGGGATACATATGTAAAGAGCCCAAATACAGGAAAACACCGTTAGGGAGAGAAATTACAGATCTACTTTTGGCAGTAAACAGACCATATGGTAAATCAGATTATATTCCATGTATCTGCTGGGGAAGAAATGCAAGATATGTGAGTAATTTAGAAACTGGAACTTGTTTGAAAGTGTCCGGAAGAATACAGAGCAGAGAATATGAAAAGAAACTTGCTGACGGAACAAAAGATGTAAGAACAACATATGAAGTATCAGTATCAAAAATTGAAGTAGTGGAGGGCGAAGAATGATTATTAAGATTAAGAAGATGCATATTGAAAATTTTAAGAAATTTAATGTAGCTGACATTGAGTTTGGCAATGTCACAAAGGTTTTAGGTCAGAATGCAATTGGAAAGACAAGTATTGTAGATGCCTTTATGTGGTGCCTGTTTGATAAGAATAGTCATGGTGATACAAAGTTTCAAATAAGACCATTAGATTTTAATGGCAAGCAGATTGACCATGTTGAAATCAAGGTTATTGTGACTTTGGAAGTGGATGGACGAGTTATTACTTTACAGAAGCTTCAGAAACAGAACTGGGTGAAAAAGAGAGGGACTCTGACAGAAACTTTACAGGGAAATGTTAATTTTTTTGAGGTGGATGGTATTCCGAAGAAAGAAAAGGATTATAAAGAGTTTATTTCAGGTATTGTAGGTGAAGAACTATTTAAGCTGATTACAAATCCAATGGAATTTGTTAATAGGAAGTGGCAGGAACAGCGAAAAGAGCTTATGAAACTTGCTCCTGGCATTGGAAATGAAGATATAATCGCAACTAATCCAAATGTATTACAGGAACTTGCCCTTGCATTATCGTTACATAGTCCTGAAGATTTGCAGACCAAGGCTAAAAAGGCTTTGTCGGAATATAAGAAGCAGCAGACAGAAATACCGGCACGAATTGACGAAGTTAGAAAGTCAATGACGGATATTGATGTGGCAGAACTTGAATTGCAGCGTAATGTTCTGAAAGAGCAGATAGCAGAGGTTGAAAAGTCGGAAGAAGACATGACCGTACAGTATGAGAAATACCAGAAAGAGACAGATGACCTTATGGATATGAAATTCAAGTTGTCAGACATGGAACGCAAGGCAAATGAAGAAAATAATGCTGCCAAACGAAAATATGAGGAGCAGATAGCTGATTTTGATGCAGATATATCATCTTTTAAAAGAAAGATTGAGATATATCAACAGAATATTATTGATGCAAAGGGAACTATTTCAGCATATGAAAAGAAACGCGGTGCGCTTCTCAATGATTGGCAGGAAGAAAACGCAAAGACATATGTTGATACTTTGCAATTTGACGAAAGTAGTCTTACTTGCCCTATGTGTGGACAGTCTTACCCAAATGACAAAATTGAGCAGATTAAGGCTGATTTTGAAGAAAAGAAGATTGATATTAAGGCAAAGTGGGAGAAAGACCATAATGATACTTTAGAGCGAATAGTTGCAGATGGAAATCGTTATAAAACACTTATTGAACAGATGCAGGGCAGGTTAAAGGATGCAAAAGCAAAGTTAGCAACGGAGCAGGATAATTTGCAGAGTGTAGAGGTTGAGAAAAAGAAGATTGAGGATGTATTAGCATCACTTCCGGATAAAATTGATATTTCAGATGCAGAGGAATATAAGAAAATTGCCTCACAGATTGAGGAAAAAGAAAAAGTTCTTAAAACGGCAAACAGCGGTGCTGAGATGCGTCAGCAGTTGCGTGTTAAAAAGAATGGTCTTAAAGAAGAATTGCTTATTGTGGAAAAACAGATTGCATCAGCAGACAATTCCGCAAAAGAAGAGCGTATCGAAGAACTGCAGCAGGAAATGAGAAATATTGCTGACAAGGTAAGCGAACAGGAAAAAATGCTTTATCTCTTGGAAGAGTTCACAAAAGCAAAAATGACTGTGGTTTCAAAGATAGTCAATGAGAAGTTCGGCATTGTAAATTGGAAGTTGTTTGACAAACAGGTTAATGGAGCAATCGTAGAGTGTTGTGAGTGTACTATTGATGGTATAGGGATAAACAAAGATTTGAATAATGGTCACAGGATTGTTGCCGGTCTGGATATTATCAATACATTATCAAAGTTATATGATGTGACAGCTCCGATTTTCATTGATAACGCAGAAGCGGTGAATGACTTTAATATTCCAAAGATGGATGCACAGATGATTTTATTATCGGTATCAGATGACAAAGAATTGAAAGTAGAAAGTGAGGATTAAAAAGTATGGTAAAGGTAACTATTGAGGCAACAGGACATGAAACGCAGGTATTAACAGGAGAAATAGTTAATACGGTTATCACTACAGAAGATGGATGCAAGGTGGCGTGTATTGCTAATTCAAAGAATGAAGTAGGGGCTAAGGTATTTATTAAATCGTTGGTTACATTAGTAAATACAGCAATTAAGGCATATTCCTTTGATGATATTTCGTGTAAATTGTTGCATGAATTATTTGTTCTTGAAAAGAGTAACAGTACCAAAAGAGAAAATTCAGATATTAAGGCTTCAAACAAACAGAAAGAACAGACGGAGAAAAGTGTAGAAGATGCGTTTAAGGAGTTTATAGAGATTTTCGGAAAGGTGGTTGGAGAATAATGGCAGCGGAAGTTATGGAAAACAAAGAAACAAAGGTTGCTGTAAAGCATGATACAGATTTTAGCAAGGGGATTTTTGGAAGCTCTGATAACTGGCTTATGGCTGGGCAGATGGCACAGGCTTTATCGCAGAGTACAATAGTTCCAAAAGATTATCAGGGAAATCAGGCAAATGCAATGGTAGCGATTGAAATTGCCAACAGATTGCAGACAAGCCCATTGATGGTTATGCAGAACTTATATGTTATTCAGGGCAGACCAAGTTGGTCGGCACAGTTCCTTATTGCATCTGTGAATGGAAGCGGTAAGTACGACATGGAATTACAGTATGATGAAAAGAATGATAAAGCCGGAAAGCCATATTCTTGTCAGTGCTGGACTATGAAAGCTGGAAGAAAGGTAACTGGTCCCGTAATTGATATGGAGATGGCGAAAGCAGAGGGGTGGACTACAAAAAGCATGAGCAAATGGAAAACAATGCCACAGATTATGCTTAGATATAGAGCAGCTTCATTCTTTGCCCGTATGAATTGTCCTGAAATGACACTTGGTTTTTATACTAAAGAAGAGGTTGTTGACGGAGATTTCAAGGAATATCCGCTTGAAGAAATGCAACAGAGTGTTGAGGAAGAAATCAAGGCAAATGCCAATACAGAGGATTTCGTGGAAGATGTTTCGGCAGAAAGTGATGTGGAAAAGACAGAAGATGCGGAGGGAGATATGCCTGATTTTATGCAATAAAAAATTGGCACAATATTGTGCCAAAATGCGTTTCCATCATTCGCCAGAATTTCACTGGCTCGTCAGTAGGTTATCCTATTGATGGAAGCAGCGGTGCCTATTCCAATATAAGTAAAAAGATTACATATAAATGCTGAAAAAATTGAAGAAGTAGTAATCAGTTTATCCATAAGAATCACTCCTTTTTTTATAATAACAAATAAAAAGGTTGCACCACTTAGTATTGCATTTAATACTAGGCATAAACTCATCAGAACAAGAGCGCCGCTTCCTGTTAATACATAAATTATGTATTTCGTTGTTGATAGGATAACATATAACGAAGAAAAAGGAAAGAATAAATGAAATTGATTTGTTTAGGCAGTTCGTCAGCAGGCAACTGTTATCTCCTAGAGAATGAAACAGAATGTCTGATGATTGAATGTGGGATACCGATTAAAGAGGTTAAAAAGGTAATGAATTTCAACATACGGAAGATTGTGGGGTGCGTTGCAACGCACCGTCACAATGACCATATAGGGCATTTAGAAGATGTTCTGAAATGCGGTATTCCAATATACACAAATGATGAAACAGTAGAAGCGGTAGAGGTTATATATGGAGAGTTGTTACATGGTGTTCCGGAGAAAAGACCTTTTACGCTTGGAAACTTTAAAATCACTCCGTTTTATGTACCGCACGATGATACACCATGTTATGCATATCAAATATGTCATGAGGAAATAGGAAAACTCCTATTCCTCACAGATTTGGAGTATTGCAAATACAGATTTAAAGATGTCAATCAGATAATGATTGAAGCAAATTATTCAAAAGATATTATAAATCAAGATAATCCAAATTTTGACCATGTATGCAGAGGTCATATGGAATTAGGAACAACACTTGATTTTCTGAACACAAATGATAATCCATCGTTGATGAATGTGGTGCTTTTGCACCTTAGCGATTCTAACTCCAATTCGGAGTATTTTTCACAAAAGACAAAAGAACTCATTCCGAGGGCAAATGTTTATGTTGCTGACAAGGGAATGGAAATTGAACTGAATAAGGAGCCGTTTTAGAAAAGGAAAGGATGTGTGCATTATGGCAAAATTTAAGGTAAGACAGGACGCTGATTATTTAATGGGGCATTTAAGATATGGTCACAGAGAGGGCGTTATTGAAGCAAATTCAGTAGAAGATGCTTTGAATAAATTACAAAATGAGGGATATACAGATTATCTTGATTTGGTAGTAGATGATTATGAGGTAGAGGATGTAAATTATGGTTCTAATCCATTTAAGATTGACCCAGTGGAGGAGTAGCTATGAATAAAGTAATTTTAATGGGCAGGCTGACAAGAGACCCTGAAATCAGATATGCCAACAATGAGAATAACACTTGCATTGCTAACTATACATTAGCAGTTGACCGCAGATTTAAGCGTCAGGGTGATGAGCAGACCGCAGATTTTATTCGTTGTGTTGCAATGGGTAAAAATGGAGAGTTTGCTGAAAAGTATCTGCATCAGGGAATAAAAATTGTAGTGGAAGGTCGTATTCAGACCGGAAGCTATACCAACAAGGATGGGAATAAAGTTTATACAACAGATGTGGTTGTTGAGTCTCATGAGTTTGCAGAGAGCAAGGCAGCAAGTGGACAGAATGGAAATCAGAGTTCATCTGCACCAACAAGACCAGAACCTGCTTCAGCAGACAGTAATGGGTTTATGAATATTCCAGATAGTATTGATGAAGAATTACCATTTAAGGCATGACCGTAAAGTCACAAAACTATTAAATTATATCAAAGTGCTTTGAAATAGTAACTATAAATAAAGCAACAGAAAGGATTACATATGGAAATAAGTTTACATGATGTAGCGGGCGGAGCATTGCAGGAAAAAGTCAATCAGGCTTTTGAGCAGGTCATGAAGAATATGCAGGATCCAAATACTCCGTGGAAGAATAAAAGAAAGATAAATCTTACGCTTACATTTATACAGAATGAAGATAGGACAGATTGTACCTGTGATATTTCGGTAGACACAAAGTTGGCAGCAGTTAAGCCGGTCAGTACAAAGTTTTGTACGGAGAAAGATGTATCTACTGGTGAGATTTTTGCACAGGAATATGGTCCGGGCATTAGGGGGCAGATGTCATTTAAAGATGTAGAGCAGAACACAGAAGATAAGACGGTTGAGGTAGATGGAAATATTGTTGATACAGAAACCGGAGAAGTTGTGAAAGATAGTGTGATAGATTTAAGAGCCGCAAAACAGGCGTAAAGAAAGGTAGGTAAATATGATTAAAGAAGCATTACAGTATATCGTTGGGTTAAGTGAGCCAAAAATAAAGGAGGTAGATGGGGAAAAATATTCGGACAAGCCATTACATCGTATCTGTCATAATCCAAAGGCAACAGTAATTGAACTGACAACTCTTTGTAGTTTGGTTGATTACATCAAATCAAAGTCTGATACTATGGAAGAAAAAATGATTGTCCATGTAGTAAGTCCTACCAAGGTAAAACTTTATTCTAATTTGGATTTGGACAGGGTTCGCGAATATATGGTAGAGGTTAATGCGGAGCTTCCACAGTTTCCGTTCAACAGATTTGTTGACCATGAAAACTTTATCGTTGGTGTGCAGTCAAAGTTTATTCCAAATAATGACTCAGAGCTGCTTTTGAAGTTTGCAGGAACAGTAGAGGGTGGAACGATTGCTGACTACGGAGATGATGGAGTATCGCAGAAAGCTACAGTTAAGACAGGACTTGCATCTAAGAGTGATGCAATAATTCCAAGTCCGGTTACTTTAAAGCCATATCGAACCTTTACAGAGGTGGAGCAGCCTGAAAGTCAGTTTGTTTTCCGTATGAAAGAGTATAAAAATGAGGGCGTACAGTGTGCTTTATTTGAAGCTGATGGAGGTGCATGGAGACTTAATGCGATGGCAAATATCAAAGAGTATTTGGAGCATGAGCTGAGTGACTTAGAGCAGTTTACTGTGATTGCATAAGATTTGCATTATTTTATAAAAGGGGCAGTCCGATGGCTGCCCTGTGATAAGGAGTATTTGATGATTATCTTGGAGGATATGGGACAGAAAGAGGAAAAACACACGGCTAAAAATCAATGGTTTTATGAAAATGGTATTGATGTTATGCGTGTACCGCTTCCTGTCGGAGATTATATCATTGCAAATGATAAAGCTATGAATGTGTTGGAACGCAAGGAAAAACGAAATGTTAGACCAAAGAAGATGGATTTTCTTGGTACATACTCTGTAGCAGTAGACACAAAAGAGAATATAGGTGAGATAGTCAATAATATTTGTGGTAAATCACATGACAGATTTCGTGACGAATGTGTATTAGCACAGAACAACGGAGTGCAGTTATATATTCTTGTGGAGAATGAAGATGGAGTAACCTGCATTGATGATTTATCAAAATGGGAAAATCCTAGATTATATCGTTACAATAAGATTAAATTTATGCACAATCTTGGAAAATGGCAGCATATAGCATTGCCAAAAAGACCACCAACAAAAGGTGAAACACTCGCGAAAGCAATGGTTACTATGGAAAAGGAATATGGAGTACGCTTTATGTTCTGCCATCCTGATGAAGCAGGGGCTACAGTTGTTGAATTATTGGAAGGAATCAAAGATGACGGATGAACAAAGAAAGCTAGTAGAAGATAATCACTCGCTTATATATCTTGTTATTAACAACATGGGGTTATCTGTAGAAGATAATTATGATATAGCAGCTATTGGCTTGTGTAATGCTGCTATAGGATATGATTCAAGGAAATATACATTTTCCACATTTGCTTACAAGTGCATAAAGAATGAGATAATGAAAGATTTTGCAGCGAAGAAAAGGCAGAAACGAATATTAGATAGTAATCTTATAAGTTATGATGCACCATTACGATTAAAGCACGATGATGGAGAGGAAATTACTCTTTTGGAACAGATAAAGTCAGCAGAATCTGTTGAGAGTGAAGCTATAAGCAGGATAATGTATGCAGAAGTTGTACAGGAATTAGGAAAAACAGATGGAAAAGTGTTGAAATTCTTTGAAATTGGTCTTAAGCAACGGGAAATCGCTGAAATAATGGGTGTGACCCAGGCGAATGTTTCCAGAGTAAAAAGGCGGGTAGAAAAGATGTTATGTTGTGATTGATTGGAGGGACATTATGGCAAAACAGCAGTTAATCAATAGGACAAAATATAAGGATATTAAACGATATGATCATAATCAGATGGAACAGTTTGCACGCTCATTGTATGAAAGCGGACTTAAGGACGGGGCGGCACAGGCGATAGCAAAGACAGAATCCAGTAAAAAGCAGATGGATTTTGATTTGCTCACAGAAAAGTTACTTTCAATTAAAGGTATTGGAGCTGTTAAGGCAGAGCAGATTGTAAGTGTTGTGAAAGAAGTCATGGAAAATGAGTAACAGGCGAGGCCAATATGATAGATGAAAAGAAAATGATTAAAAAGTTAAAAAAAATCGGATTGATATTTTTGTAAAAGAGCATCCTGATAAACAGGATGGTTTGGGCGTACAGATTATCAAAGAATTTATACATATGTTGCAGCTTGAAGCTAAAGAACAGGCAAAAAGAAAGGAATAACGAGTACCCGGTAAACCGGGTTGAATGTGTAGGTGAGTAAGCACTGGCAAAAAAGGATTTGAGTAGTTGTAGTTAAGGGTTGTAAAGCATATAAAAAGCACCTAATTTGTTAGGTGCAGTACATTCGTAGCGGGACTCGAACCCGCACATCATTAAGATAATAGTTTGGCAAACTATCGCGTCTACCAATTCCGCCATACGCTCATATGAGATGTACATAAAGTACTATTATTTTATACCATAAAAATAAAAAAATGTAAAGATATTATAAATAGAAAGGAGTCGGAACTCTGGCCAGAGTGAAGATGCATCGGTTCCTTTAAAAGACATGAGAGCAGTATTAAAATATCCAGGAAGTAAATGGAATATAGCGTCACAGTTGGTGGAAATGATACCGGAACATCACAGCTATGTAGAACCGTTTTTCGGAAGTGGAGCAGTTTTATTCAATAAGCCAGTATCTGATATTGAGACAATCAATGATTTAGCACATGATGTTGTGAATCTTTTTAGGTGTATACAAGAGGATGCAGCTCGATTAGCTACAATGGTAATTACTACACCTTTTAGCCGTGAAAAATATGAAGATACATATAAGTTAGATATATGGGAAGTAATGATGCCCGATGAACCATATCATAAGGCATTGAGATTTCTAATTCAGTGTTGGCAGGGACACGGATTTCGCACCAATGACAGTAAGGTTGGCTGGAAAAATGATGTGCAGGGCAGGGAAAGAGCCTATGCGTTATGGAATTGGTATCGATTACCAGAGTGGATTATTGACATAGCGGAGAGACTTCGTAGGGTACAGATTGAAAATCGTCCAGCATTGGAAGTTATTAAGAGATTTGATTATGAAAATGTATTTATGTACTTAGACCCGCCATATTTATTGAATACTAGGGCAGGGAAGCAATATAAGCATGAAATGTCAGATACAGAACATGAGGAATTGTTAAAAGCAATAGTAAACAGTAAAGCAAAAATTATGATTTCAGGATATGAATCAGACTTATATAACGAATATCTTAAGAAATGGCATAAAGCAACATTTAATAGCTGTGCAGAACATGGCAAAAAAAGAATTGAAGTCGTGTGGATGAATTATCAAAAGGGACAGATGACTTTAAAGGATTATGTTACAAGGGGGCAATTATGATTAACGGAGAATTGATAGTTGACAATTTCGCTGGCGGTGGTGGTGCCAGTACCGGTATTGAAATTGCCACGGGAAAAAGTGTTGACATTGCAATCAATCATGACATAGAAGCAATTCGGATGCATAAAGCAAATCATCCGCATACAAAACATTATTGTGAAAATGTATGGGAAGTTGACCCTGTCAAAGCTTGCGAAGGACATCCTGTCGGACTTGCATGGTTTTCGCCTGACTGTAAACATTTTTCAAAAGCAAAAGGTGGTAAACCTGTAGAAAAGAATATCCGTGGTCTTGCATGGGTGGTCTTGAAATGGGCGGCTCTTGTAAGACCTAGAGTTATTATGCTAGAGAATGTAGAAGAATTTCAGACATGGGGGCCATGTGTTCCTATTCGTGATAAAAAGACTGGGCGTGTGATTGTAAATACAACAGAAAAATATGAAAAAAACAGGATTGCTGAGCCGGGAGAAGTTGTACCGGTCAATATGCAGATATTTCAGCCTGACCCTAAAAGAAAGGGTCAGACATACAGAAGATGGAGAAAGCAACTTGAAGCACTCGGATATGAAATTGATACAAGAGAACTTGTTGCGGCAGATTATGGAGCGCCGACTATGAGAAAACGCTTTTTTATGATTGCAAGATGTGACGGGAAACCTATTACATGGCCGGAGCCAACACATGCTCAGAGGAATAGTGAAAAAGTAAAAGCTGGATTGTTAAAACCATATGTAGGTGCATATACACAGCTTGAGTTGCTAGAAAGCGAGGGATGACATGGCAGAAAAAAGAATGTTTTCCAGAGAAGTAGTGGAAAGTGATGATTTTTTAGAACTTCCATTGTCAGCACAGGGATTTTATTTGCACATTTGCATGGAAGCGGATGATGATGGGTTTGTGAATAATGCAAATCGAATACGCAAGGTAGTTGAAGCGTCACAGGAAGATTACCAAATATTGTTTGACAAAGGCTATCTGTTAAAAATGTCGAATGGCTTGGTAGTGGTGGCACATTGGCGGATATGCAATACCATACGAAAAGACAGGTATAAGCCTACTGTGCATCAGAGTGAATACAAGAAATTAAAGGTTTGCGACAATGTATATACTCTTGTCTGCAAAGAGGGAAAAACGGCAGAACCAGTTGTTGATATTCCACAGGTTAAGGTTGTAGAGAAGTTTGAGGAATTTTGGAAAGCATATCCGAGAAAAGAGCACAAGGCAATGGCAGAGCAAGAGTATGCAATGTTGATTATGCAGGGTATTTCCGAAGATATGTTGATTGCTTCAGCAAAAGCGTATGCAAAGGATAAAGCTGGTGAAAATCAAAAGTATTTGAATTGTCCGGACACATGGCTGCGTAAAAATATTTTTACGGATTATGAGGTTAAGGAAAAAGAAGCTGATACAGGACCAGAGCAGAGAGGGCATGGAGATGATGAACCGGCAATGAATTACTGGGATGCAAAGGAGTAGCCGCATGGGAAAGTTATATGAGTTTACAGAAGAGGACGCTTACAGTTTTGCAAGGCATGTGCATATTCAGGTGAAACAAAGAGGCGAAGAATTACAGTTTATAACTTGTCCGTATTGTCATGGCGGTAGGAGCGGAAAAGATAAAGGAACATTTTCTATCAACCTTAAAAGCGGTCAGTTTAAATGTTTAAGATCAAGCTGTGCGATAAGCGGGAATATGATTACTCTTGCAAGAGATTTTGATTTTCATTTGTCAAGAGATGTGGATGAATATTATATGCATAAAACACAGTATCGCAGATTGCGGACTCCGAAAGAACCTTTAGTTCCAAAAGAGCCATCAATCAAATTTTTGCAGGGCAGAGGAATATCGGAAGAAACTGCGAGAAAGTATGAACTTACCACACATAGCAGGCAAGAGAATGTACTTGTATTTCCGTTTTTTGATGAAAATGGCAAGTTGCAATATGTTAAATATCGTGATTGTGAGTATTTCAAAGGAAAGACACACATTGATAAATGTGGCAAAGAGCAGCCATCACCTAAAGAATGGTCGGAATCGAACTGCAAGCCTATTCTTTTTGGAATGAAACAATGCAACATGGAAAATAAACGCATTGTGATGTGTGAGGGACAGATGGATTCATTATCTGTTGCGGAAGCAGGTATCGAAAATGCGGTCAGCGTTCCAAATGGAGCATTGGGTTTTACTTGGGTTCCTTATGTATGGAATTGGTGGTGTCAGTTTGAAGAATTGGTCGTATTCGGTGATTATGAGCATGGTTATATAACATTGCTGGACGAACTTGTAAAACGATTTCCGGGCAAAGTAAAGCATGTGAGATATGAGGATTATCAGGAATGTAAAGATGCCAATGAGATACTTATTAAGCATGGCAGAGATGCGGTTCGCAATGCTGTCGAAAATGCCATTGAATTGCCGGTAAAGCAGGTAAAAGAGCTTGCAGATGTAAAACGCAGAGATTTGAAAGAAATTCCAAAATTCAGAACAGGTTTTCGTCAGTTAGATGCCTTTTTAGGTGGATATTTGTATGGCGGTCAGCTTGTAATTCTTACTGGTAAAAGAGGACAGGGAAAGTCTACTGTAGCAAATGAGATATGTGTTGCAGCACTTCAACAGGGTAAGAAGATATTTGCATATTCAGGAGAACTCCCTGACTGGCAGTTTAAGTCATGGATTGATTTTCAGATTGCCGGTCCGAACTATATCGTCGAGCAGCCGAACAGGGATGGTGAGATAAGACGATTTATTACAAATAGTAATCAAGACCTTATAGACGATTGGTATCGTGGAAAGTTTTATATCTATGACAATAATGTAGTTGACGATGATGAATTGACAGACCTTATTACCACCATAGAAAACTCTATTATGCAATATGGCATTGATTTAGTTATAGTAGATAATCTTATGACTGCTTTGGATGTTGATATGGATAAGGATGAATACAGATGTCAAAGTAAGTTTGTAAAGAAACTCAGCAGGCTTGCAAAAAGGCTTGATGTGGTAGTTATCTTGGTTGCACATCCAAGAAAAAACAGTATGACAAAAGATGAAAATGATGCAGTTAGCGGTTCCGGAGATATAACAAATGCTGCAGATGTTGTTATGACATTTAAGCGTGATGAAGATGTAGAAAATCACAATTTTCTTTCAATAAGCAAAAATAGATGGTTCGGAAATCTGACTAAGAAAGATGGCATTGAGTTGTGGTATAGTCAAAAGTCACGAAGATTGAGGGACAGGAGTAAGCCTGATTTTGAATATGAAGTAGGATGGGAACCCAAAGAACCACAGCAACAAAGTTTTGAGGGATTTATAAATGTAACTGATGATATGGAAAATCCGTTTCAGATGTAAAATTGAAAGAATTGAGGTAGAGAAAATGATAAAAGTTAATGATTTAATAAAAATTCTTGATACAAAAGAAAATAGATATGGAGCTACAGGAAAACCAAGGATGATGAATTTATCTTTAAATGGCATTTTTGCTGGAAGTATTGAATCTGTAAAGCTAGATGGTTATGGAGATGGACTTATTACGGATGTGACGATGGAGATTACTTCATCTAAATTCACAACAACCAATGCCGACAGAATAAGGCATTTGTCGGATGAAGAGTTGGCAGAGTTTTTTGCTGTTCACGATTTAGCACTAAACGGCAACGATTTACCAATGCTTACCGATTGGTTTGAATGGCTTCAATCAGAAGCAGAATAGGAGAGAATATGAAGTATATAAGCAATGCAAAATATAGAGAGCCGGTTGGAACAGGAACTATCTACAGAGGTGACAACAAAAGATTGGATATATGTGTTCACACACTACGCGGTTGCGGAGAAACACTATACATGAATTGCCATGCATTTGATAGTCCTGAGTTGTGCTGGGAAAGGAATAACAATGGGAAAAACGATTGATGAGGTAATAAAGGAATATAAGAGAGTTGCTAATACCAAAAGAGAAATATATAACAATTCATCGCTAAAAGAAAAGAATAAACATCTTTTGAGAATTGCAGGAGAGCAGGAACAGCTTGCTGAGTGGTTGGAAGAACTAAAACAGTTACGAATTGAAAAGGAAAAGAAATGTGAAGAGTGTACTTATTATATAACCGTACAAGAAGCGTTTGTCAGAGGATATAAAGATTCTATTGATGATTTTGTTAATGCTTGCGAACAAGATATAATGTGCCAGCGATTTGGAATGCGAATACTAGATATTAAAAGGGTTGCAGAGCGGTTAAAGGAGCAGTTAGGTAAGTAAGGAGGGCAAGCTATATGGATGATGAATTAAAATTCTTTCAGGAATGGTGGAAGATACTACGAAAGTATTGGAACCCACCAGAAAAGAAAAATGAAAGCAAGCAGGCTATTGAATTTTGGCATGGTTTAAGTAAAGAATGTATGGCTTTACATAAAAAATATGAGAGCAATCAGCTATTCGAGCCTTTTGCATTGAGGATGGTAGTAGAGTTAATTGCAGAGATAGAACGCAGATCAGTAGAATTGTATAAGTAA